CGATGCCCTGGACGCAGCCAAGGGCGGGATTCTCTTGTTAGAAGACAAGGACTGGGAGCACCTGGTCGAGAAGACCAAGGCCATGCACTGGGGTGTTATTGACCGGAGACTCATCCAGTTCACTGATGACATCCTGAATGCCCAGTCTCCACCAGTCCCGGAAGTAGACGGACCGGTCTCAAAGAAAGATCTTGCCCGAGCTTGATTCTGTCCTGACGTTGAGCCAGCGCATGCTGGGTGTGATGAAGCCACGCCCGGCAGCGGCGCTGCACGTCGGCGGCGGGATCATTGCTGACAATGGACTGACTGTCAGTGCAGGTCCGGTCAAGTTGCCAGCCGGGTCGGCGCAGGCACCGCTCGCCAGTTACCTGTCTGGGGCGGCGTGGAGCACTTCGGCTACCGGCTGGATCGAGTCGGGCATTCAGGCCAGCGGCACCAGCACCGGTGGTGTGCTTACGCGCTTGGAGGCAACCGTCGTTTGGTTGCAATCGGTCGCATCAGCAGGCGTTTACTTTGCCTTCTATCTTGACGGCGGACTGCTTGTAAGTGCTCTGGCGACGGTCAATGCACCCGCTGTCAACTATGCCGTCACCACGTCGATGATCCTGTACACCGCAGGCATTGCGCCTGGTTCGCATCGGTTTGCAGTGGGCATCAACAACGGCGTCGGAACGTTCTCGCTGTTTACCGGTGCCGCGTCGGCGCTGTACGTGACGGAGCAGCGCGCATGACGCACAACGGCGCACTGCAAGAACTGATCAGTCCGACAGAGCTACTGCTCTACGGGTATAAATTCAAGCTCGCCTCCGGGATGATGCAGGAATCTCTGGTCTCTGTGTTCCCCGGCAAGATCGTCCAGGGCGATGCCACTCGAGCAGACGATCCGCTGGCCTCGAGCTTCGTCATGTCCGACTGGACCGGCGGCCTGCTCAAGCAGAAGATGGATCCGGCGGTGGACTTCGATCGCTTCTGGCTGAGCACGGGAGCCACCTGGTTCACCCGTCAGCTAACGCTGGGCCCAGCCGTCCGGTTCAAGTCTCCGCCATCACAAGGCGACCAGGTCCAGCGTCACATCCGGGCGGGCGTAGAGTTCAGGAACGTCCAGTACTTTGCCTGGGAAACATTCTTCTGCAAGCTGGAGATGGACGAGTCTGTCTCTATTTTGTTTGAAGTACCGGGTGTCATCGCTGACATGGCGGTGTACCGGATCATGGCCGGTGCTAACGCTGGCAAGTCCTGGGTAGTGATTGCATACACCACGGGCTCCGGCTCCGGGTACTGGGTCTTCAAAGATGACCTGACCTGGGCAGCCGGAGTCGGGGGCGAGGGAGCGATCGCGTTCACTATCTGGGATGACAAGCTGATCAAGCTCGACACTACGGGCAACATCAGGTACACGCTGGACCTCATAACCTGGCAAGATCTCCTGGGTGGTGTCGTCACCTTGCCTCAGAACAGTGCTTTCACGCTGGCGCTGTATCCGAATGGCTTCGGTGACGATGCCATCCACGTCGGTACCAAAGAGGGCCTGTACTTCTACGACGACAGCATGGCCCGCATCAGACGGACCAAGCTCATGCTGCCCCGGCTCAAGGACCAGGGGACGACGATGGTCAATCACCAGGACAACCTGTTCTTCTCCGGTGGCAGCACCCAGATCCTGAGATACACCGGGGCCACTGTTGACCCAGCCTCCGGCCTGAACCAGGACGACGGGCTACCCCAGGCCTATAGGGGCACAGTCCGGTACCTGCATAGCAGCCTGAATTTCCTGATGGCAGTAGTCGATTCCCAGATAGACACGCCGCTGGGCGATCCGATCTTCACCGGCGACGAGCTAAGCATGGCGACGGTGTTCTACGGCTCAGTCGGCTTCGCCTTTCTGGCCGGGCAGACCCACATCGGTGGCGGCTGGCACATGCTGTACTCGAGTGAGACCGTGGGCACGGGCGCACGCTGGGCCGGGACCTCTACGGCAGACGACAAGTACCGGATCTTCTTCGGTCTCGACGGACAGCTGGTCATCATGGATGCACACCCGGACATCCTGAACCCGCTACAGAACCCGGTCCAGGAGTTCCGGCCCAACTGGGATCACGTCACCCCGTGGAACGACCATGGCTGGTCGGAGCTAGACAAGCTGGCGATTGCCCAGGAGTTTGGCGTCGAGCGGCTGCAAGAGGACTGCGCGTGCACGATCATCGTGTCCTACGGCCTGGACTACGGGCAGGCCTGGTACCCCCTGTGCACCATCGATGACAACACGCCACCCAAGATCAGGTATGGAGCAGACCAGCTGGGCATTGCCTACCGGGCTATCCGGTTCCGGTTCCAGGGCTATCGCTGTCCGATCACGACGCACTCCCCGGTGCTCAAGTTCTCGACGCTGATCTTCCTGAAGCAGCTGCCTCCGAGATATGGCTACCGCATGGACATCGACTGCACCGGCAGGTACGCCGGGCTCGAGCCGGAAGAGCAGATCTCGATTCTCAAAGACCTCGCTGACCCCGGGGGGCGTGGTGCCATGATGGGTGAGATGGTGGCCTGGGTCGACGGCATGTTTACTACGAAGGCCGTGAAGATCGTGACCCTGACCAATAGCCTGGGCTCCGGGCCCACGACGTCAGGCATGGTCAAGCTCTCAGTAGTCGAGCCGGTCGAGCCCACCTAGATGGCCCGGTCCCAGTCGATCTTCGGCAAGTCCAGCAAGAACGCGTTCAAGTTCTCGGCTGAGTCAGGCCCGGTGGGCAAGGCCGGCAGCAAGCGCGATGCCAAGTTTGATCTGTATAGCTCCGAGGTCAAGCTGCCCCGCCGGGTCAGTCTCCCGAAGGTAGAACGCAAGCCGATCTTTGGCCGGGCCACTGCCGGCCTGGCCGATGCGCTGCGCCCGGCTGAGCTAGTCTCCGGTCCGCCACCCCAGCCAGAGACCGGGCCCTTTGCCAGGGGCCTGGCCACCAAGCCCGAGTGGTACGTGAACTGGGGCCTGGTGAGAAACGGCAAGAAGAACGGGCTCGACTACAACTACCGGGGCGAGGTCAAGTTCCTGAGTTCCCTGGCGACAGCAGCCCAGCTTGACTTCACCATGATCGACGGTTCCCAGATAGCGATCGAGGTGCAGGGAATCCACTGGCACTACGAGCTTGGCTTCGACAAGATTGCCCAGGACCGGGTGCGTAGGACAGAGCTTGTCTCAGCCGGCTGGGTGGTGATCCAGATAGACGAAGACGACGCCCTCCGGGATCCTGTCTACTACGTGAAGGAAGCCTTGGCCGGGCGAGATCACAGCTACTCGACCAACGAAGTCTTCTATCAACCCTGGACGTGAGTGATGCCAGTCAAGCTTACTGACAAGGTCTACAACGAGGGCGGCAGCCCGGTGCAGGGAGCCGTGGCGCAGGCCATCCTGACCAACGGCACCACGACGGTCGTCAGCGGCACGGACCTGACCGATGTGCGCGGGGTGTGGGCCTTTGACACGGGCATAGCCGGCCACCAGCCTGACCTGGCAGACCCGGCAGCGGGCTACTGGTACGACGTGCGGATCAACATGGGCATGCAGTACCGGCTCAGGTACGGGGCCATCAAGGCCATGATGTCCATGGTCTACCTGGCCAACACGATCGTGTTAGGCGCGAGCCAACTGTTCGACGCCAGCCTGGCGGCGATGCGGATCCCCATCCGGGCGACAGACCCGACGCCTACGGCGGCAGGCCAGATCGTGTTTCGATCAGACACCAAGAGCCTGCGGATCCACGATGGCACCCAGTGGTACGGGGCCGGCACGCCTGAGCAGGTAGTCACCGGGACCAACTACGCCGTGGCCAGCAGCGTGGGCTATGTCTTCTGTAGTGCCGCTGTGACGGTGACGTTGCCGGCTGCATCGGACACCATCAGGCCGGAGATCTGGGTCAAGGCAGTGGCCGGCAACGTGACCGTGGCCGCAGCCTCTGGCTCCGTCGTGGGCGGCAGCTTCGATCCCAACACCGGGGCCGTGATCAACGGGCAGATCACGTCCGGTGACTCGATCACCTGGAAGTCCAACGGCTCTGCCTGGTACGCAGTGTGACCTATCTGGCGAGCGCGGCGGCCTACCTGGCGACCTGGATTGGCCGGGCGAACCAGGCCTGGGGTGCCTCTCGAGTCTGGAACTCCGGCCAGAGCTTCGAGCAGGACTCGGCCATGTGGCATGGCCGGGCAGACCAGGCCTGGGGCACGAGCCGGGCGTGGAACTCCGGCAGTTCTTTCGAGGCAGACCTGGCAGCGATGACCGCTGACCGGAACACCTGGAAGAACCGGGCTGACCAGGCCTGGGGTCCGACAAGGGTCTGGAACTCCGGGGAATCCTGGGAAGCAGCCTATAACCGGGTGCTGCCGCCGGCTGGGGTGTCCACCTGGTCGTGCACCTATAACGCGTCTGGAGCCGGCGGCGGCAACCTGTCGATGAGCGCATTCTCCAACCCGGATGCCAGCCGGTTCACGAATATTGGCAGCGGCGTGGTCATCCAGAAGGCTGGGTACTACGCGATCTATCTGGTGGGCAACACGTACCGAGGCAACTACGGTGGCAACAACACGTACCTCAACGTGGCTGGGCCACAGGGCACGGCGCAGTACGTGAACGTCCAGAACGGCAACAGCCGGGCGAGTTACCAGGGCATGGTGCAACTGATCGGTGCCGGCCAGAGCGTGACGATGGGCTTCAACGGCCAGGACGGGAACTCTAGCTGCAACGGACAGCTGGTGGTCTCGTTCGTGCCCATGCAGACGTATCCGCACTAGTGGGAGACAAGATGCCGGCATATCCCCTGACGGGACGAACGTGGATCGGGGCCGTGATTGCCCTGCTGGTGCTGGTCCTGGACGTGGTGTTCATGGCACTGGGCCAGATAGACCTGAAGCCCGGGCTGCTGATCGGTGGCCTGGCCGTGGCCTGGTTGCTGTGATGCCCGACTGGAACGTGGGCCCGGGCGTGGCGCAGTCGATCTCTGATAACGGAGACGAAGCCAGGAGTGATGAGCAGTTCGTGCTGCTGGACGAGGGGCACAAGATCTCTCGGACGTACGGCAGAGACGCGATCTACTTCTGGTACCAGGAGGACAACCGGGTAAACCGGTCACCCTTTTGAGGTAGCTGAGAGCCCTGTCAGCGGGGGCGTGGCGTGGAACCCCTGGGAGGGCATGCCCGGGCAGGAGGCAGACTGGACGTGCGCTGCGTGTGCCCTGGCGTGGGTGCTGCGATCGACCAGCCTGAACCCGGTGGCCGACGAGTGGTCAGCGGTAGCCGAGATCGGGTATACGCAGAACATCAATGGCACCTATGGCCTCATGGATGCCAGCGGTCCGGCTCTCCAGGATGTCTATAGCCGGTACCGCCAGCCAACCGAGCAGGATTGGCTGGACTTTGACAGTGTCTATGCCCTGGCGCAGGGCACGACAGGCCAGATGTCGGGTGCTTCCTGGTACCACTGGGTGGCCATCCGGGGCGTGCAAGGCGCGAATATCTGGGTGGCGAACTCAGCTCCGGGATACAAGGGCATCTGGGACACGGTGAGCCGGGCAGACTTCGACCGGCTAGGAGGATTCAGCGTGGTGTGGCTAGTCGAATGACGATGACCGAGACGAGACCCGAGTACCTGTACATCCCGACCCAGAACGCCCGGCCCATGGCACCGGGGACCAAGCGCCTGATCCTGGATGCCGGGGAACAGGGCGAGACCGCCGGCGAGATCCTGGCCAGGTGCCAGACCGGCGACGACTGTGTGAACTGGCTGATCGATACGGACGGGACGATCTACGAAGTCGCTGGCTGGGACCGGGCCGTGCTCGAGTTCCCCAACGCCTATGTGATCCGGCTGGTGGCCGTCTCAAGCAAGGCACAGACGTACTCCCTGGGCTGGCTACTGGGCCAACTGAGCCACAAGAGAGAGATAGAATTTTGACCGTGAAAGCACTCTCGATCAACAGGCAGATCCGCCGGGCGGCGAAGCTCTTAGTTCGGTCGGGCAACGCGAGCCAGGCCACCCCGGCTGAAGCATGACTCAGATAGACATCCAGAGCGCGGAGCCAAGGGTCAACGACATGGAGACCCGGGGTGCGATGGTCAGCCTGTATGCCCGGGGCATGATCTCGGAAGCCAAGGCCTACGCCACGACGATTCCGGGCATGACGGACGGCGTCTGGACCTCGATGGAGCGCATGTTGAACCCGGTCAGGTCTTTTGTGCTGGACGGGACGTTGCAGTATCCGGCAGTGGACAACAGCACGGAGTACACCGGCTTGCCAGTGCCAGAACCGGAGGCTCCTCCGCCTGACGGCGACGGCTCTGATCTCACCCGGTCTCAGGAGAAAACGGAGCCAGGTCCGGAACATGCGTTGGCGGCAGATCTCATCGCTCGGGCAAAGACTGCTGAGTCCGAGGAAGATCTCAACGAGATAGTCCGGCAGGCCGAGGGCCGGGTGACAGTCCTGGATGCAGTTGATTACCGGAGAGAAGAACTCAAAGGTAGCTAGTCGTGGCGACCTCTACTTCTAGCAGAGCAGTCTGGGGAGTACGTCAATGGCCGGAACGGGGTCTCTGCTCATCTCGAGCTAGACCCGGAGCCGGTAGAAGACTCGAGCCTGGTGCGCCGGGCGATCGCGCTCCTGGTGCTGACCGGCAATACGTCGGACGGACAGACACTGTATTTCTCGATACCGGGCGCTACGTCAGAGGGCTGGGCGTATCTCGAGAGATCAGCGGCTCCACTCCGGAGCTATGTCATAGACGGAGACCCGACTTATCTCCGGCCACTCAGCAACCCTGAGTACCAGCCTGTGAAGACTCCCGAAGGTGACTGCGCCGAAGATGCGCTGCCTCTCGAGGCCCGGAACCCGTACCGGGCTGCTGCGAAAAAGAAAAACCCGGACTCTTAGAAATCAAAAATCCCAGAAATCTAAAATCGGAGAAAACAGAAATGACCGGACCCGACCCTCGACCCGATCCCGAGCCCCAGGACCCAGAACCCGAGCCTGCACCCCCGGAACCCGGCCCTGTTCCCGCCCCCAGCGCCTGACCTCGAATCCGAGCGCCGGCGTCTGGAGACGGAGCGCAACAAGTGGGCTGACCTCGCAGAGGCATGCCGGACTGATCTTTTGCGATTGCAGGTAGAGCTAGGCAATGCACGGCTCGAGTCCCGGTCCGCGTATGGCCGGGGCGTGGAATCTGCCATAGGAGCCGCCAGAGTCTATGCCGGGCTCAGTCTGGCTCAAGAAGAGCAAATCAGGCTCAGGGCAATGCGTCCCTGATTTCTGCGTTGGCCTTAACAAGAAAAAAGCCCCCAACCCAGGAATCTGGGAAGGGGGCAGTGGCTCGCAGGCCGGGTGAATTATGCCATCTGGACAAGCCACCAGGACTTGTCTGCAAGGGCCATGTGGGTCCATGGGGGTAGATCAGCGAGCGTGACCAGTGCGGCCTCGCCCAGGGCAGTGAAATAGTCGCTAGCGTCCTTGCCCTCGAGAATCAAGGTGCCTGGAACGACTTGGCCCAGGGGGCCGGGGCGTGTGTTTGAAAGTCTGACGCAAGTTAAACCAAGAGACGGCGCAGAAGCCTGCGCCGCCAGTTGGGTGAGTTGCTTTTCGATGCGGTCTAGCTGAGCCCCTAGCCGGGCAATGGCGTCCAGTAGGTCCTTACTCATCCGTGGCCGTGTCAGCCTGTTCGTAGGCGAAGGCGAGCTTCCGGGCCTCTTCGGTAAAGGTCTCGTTGAGAATCAGTGTGAGCCTCTCGGCAGCGTCGTATAGCTGCATGTTGGTAGCGAAGGGCAGCCTGCCCCGGAGATCGCTCCAGGACAGGCTGTAGAACGCTGAGCGCATGACTAACGGATTTCCAATCATTCGTGACTACCCATGTGTCTTTCTCCGTGGTCGGGGCACGTATAGCCGTAGGCGCAGACGCAGGAGAGCCTTGTGGCCCTCGGGCAGCAGGCAAGGGGGCCGATGGCGTGTGTCGCACAGGTGACACGCTTTTCGCAAGTGATGATGCCGTACTCGCATCCGCATGGTGCTGTGGTCGCCTTGTCTGCTTGTGGCTTCGCTCCCAGGAAGCCCATGTACCAGCCCTCGTCTAGATGGGTCTGGCATATCGGTGGGTCAGCGCCGTAGTCTCCGGTGACTCGGCAGCAGAGTGTTTTAGTGGCGCTGGTATTTGAGAAGGACATCGTTCGTCTCTGCGTTGCAGTAAAGGTCCTCGCCTCGGGTGATTGCGTTCTGGGCGAAGTCCATGGCCGCCCAGTCGATCTGGTCCATGGTGTTGAGAAGTTCCTGTAAGGCTTCCTGGGCAGCCGGGTTGTCCCGGTTACCGTTGGTTTTGATGTAGAAGTTCAATGCGATGAGCAGCGCTGAGGCTGCTCCTACGTTGACGTTAGGTGGGGGCGTGTCCAGTGAGTCCGGGTCGTCCCAGCCGGTCATGTGCTCCTGAGACGTGTAGTCTCGATCGTCGGTCATGGCTTTAGCTTTCCCTCAGCCCATTTCTTGGCTGCTGCCCGGCGCTGGGCGTGGAGATACTTGAGTTCCTCGCCGGTGTCCTTGTTGATGCACGGCCTTTGAGCCTCGGCGTAGCAGTAGCTGCACGGCACTGACCGGGCTGTGAAGCCGAACTTGGTCCTGGCTGCGTTGACTGCCCTTTGGGTGCGTGCTTCGGGCGTGAGCGTTGCCTGGGCCTTGATGGCTCTGGCGGTCTTTTGCTCAGGGGTCAGATTGGCGTTCATCTCCCGGAACCGCTGACGCTGTGCTTCTGCGTTTTGCTCGGTCAGGAGCTTTCGAGGCCAGTCTCCGAGAACCTTGTCTTCAGCGATCTGACGGTCATGCAGGTAGAGCAGGGCCTGTCCGTAGGCAGATGCAGGATTACCGGCCAGGTTGGCGTCCCTGAAGGCTCTGGCACGTTTTTCGACGTTGGAGACGCCCTCTCGAGCCATGCGATCGATGAGCCGCGCTCGCTTGTAGTTCTTGTGCTTGCCGAAGCGTGCGAGGAACATGGCGGCACCGCGCATGAGCTGTCCCTGGTAGGCCCTGTGCTCGCCGTCCCAGGGGTCGTGGATGAGTCCCAGCGTCTGCTGGAGCAGTTCCAGGCCATAGGTCTTGGCGACGTGTAGGAGCGCGTCTACAGCGTCCACGGTGTTCTTGGTGCTGCCGAGTGCGTTGGGGACGACCAGTCCGAATGAGCGCACGACACGGTCGATGGCGAGGTACTCCTTGACGCCCTCGGTTATCGCGGCGTGGTACTTGTCGAGCGGTGACTGCTTGAGGTAGTCGCCGTACTTGCGGTACAGCCTAGCCTCGTCTTCCAGGGTGAGGTCGATGAAGACCAGCGCATCGAGGCTTTCGATGCCGAGGCGGAGTGCGGCCTGCCAGCGGTGGTGTCCGTCGATGGTGGCGAAGCTGCCGTCCTCGCGCATGGACAGCAGCAGGACGCCGACTGCCTGTCGGTCCCAGTCTGCGACGAGCTTGTCAACGCGAGAGTCTTTGAGGGGTCTGGCATAGCCGCCTGGATGGGTTCTGAAGTCCACGAACATCTTGCTGATGGGCACGTCGTGCTCGAAGAACGTGCCCCGAACGATCTCGTACGGGTATTCTTTGGTTGCCTCTTGGGGCATGGGTACGTTCCTTTGCGGGAAAGGCAGGGTGTGTGGTGACACCCTGCCTGTGTACTCAGCGCAAGATCTCTGCTACCGACTCGCTGAGAAGGTCTGGGAGCAGTGCGACATCGGTCACTGGACCAATGTAGAACGGGATCTCGGGGTCTACGGTGTTCCCGATCCCAATGTGGACGAAGGTGACCTTGCCGGTCCACTTCCTGACTGCCGTGGCTGTCGAGACGTAGCCGCCTGCTTCTCCGTCAGTGATGACGAAGACGATCTTCTTCTCGTCCGGGGCTGAGTTCTTGTTGATGGTGTCAGCTGCGAAGTCCATGGCTTCGCCTGTCGGAGTGCCGCCTGACATGGGTGCGGCTTCGATGGCTGCGGTGCCAACCTCATGGAAGGGCCCGGAGTATTGCCGCATGACTGGGATGTTGCGACGTTGTCCTGGTGCTTGTGCGAAGCTCAGGTTGCGGTTGAGCGAGTAGCCCCAGGACCACAGCTTCACGCCCCGGATGCCGTGGAGTGCCTGAGTCAAGGCAGTCGCAGCATTCTTGGCGCTGATGTACGGATAGGTGCTGCCGTAGGACTGGATGGAGTTCATGCTGTCTGACTCGTCAATGAGCAGCGCTATCCGGACCTTGGGCGTGGCATCAGGCTGAGTCTTATGAAAGACCTTGTCTGAACCAAAGGCACTGAGCCTGGCCACATGACGTCTGGTGAGCGTGCCTGAGCGACGCCCGGTCTGCCTGCCACCCCAGTCAGCGTTCCTGAATCTGAGGATCTTCTTGAGCCGCGAGATCACCGGTGAGAGTTCCCTGACCCTGGCTTCATGAGCAGCCTGGTTGTTGGAGATCTCGTACTTGGGAACCTCGTTGTGCTGGACCTCGGGTACGTTGCTGGAGTTCTCAGAAGTTTTCCTGGTGTCGTGGTCCATCTGAGTGTCCCTGGTTATGGGACGTTCTACGGACTCATCGATCTTGGGCTCGTTGGCGTTCTCTTCCTCGAGGTCGTCCAGGGCGTCTTTGCGAGCGTTCTTGCGCCTGGACGGATCGTCCTCGAGGTCAGACTTGCCAGTGAAGGCATCATTGTCCGGAGGTGACTCTGAGCCCTCTTTGCCACCCATCGTCGGTCCGGTAGCTGGACCGTCCTGGGTTACAGGTCCTGAAGGATCCTGGCTCTCTGGGCCGGTGTTGTCTGCGATGCCGGACTGCCCTGTTGGCTCTCTGTCATCGTGGTTTTTAGCTTCTCCGGCTTGGGCTTCCGAGTCCTCTTCGTCTTCGTCTCCGAAGCTGGTGGAGTCGTCGTTGGGGATGCCTGAGAAGTCTGATTCATCAGGGTCTCCATTGCTTCCAGGACTTCCTCCGGTTCCATGGCCATCAGATTCTGAATCTCCTTGTCCCTCGTCTCCTGGAGCCTGGTCTTCTCCGCCTGGCTGATCTCCTGACTCTTCTTGTGTGCTGCTATCTTCTCCAGGATCTCCGGTGTCAGATTCGGATCCGGGATGCAGCCCATCTGAGGGGCTATCAGTGTCTTCCCCAGTCTCTCCAGGTTGTCCTGAATCTCCTGGGGTGTCGGACTCGGTCCCTGAGTCTTCTTGGGTCTCAGGCTGGTCATTGTCTGTGGCGTTGTTCTCCTGTTCCTCTTGCTCAGGCACATCGACGCCTGGCGGTACTGGGTCGCCCTGAGAGCCCTGCTGCACGAAGATGACCTCTGGGGGCTCCTGGGGCGTCTGCGGTGGCTGAGGGGGCTGCTGTGGCGGGGGCGTGGCACTGGGTGGGAGCACGATGACCAGAGGCTTGTAGCCCACGGGATCAACGACCCTGACCAGTTCATAGATGGCTCTGGCTACTTTGAGCTTGCCTGCCTCGCTGTTCAGGTGGCCCTTGGTGTAGCCGTACTTGAGAATGCTGAAGCACTTGTCGGTGATCCAGCGCAGTTTGTGCGTAATGACGCCGCCAGCTGCTGCCAGGTCTCCGGGAGCAAGCATCTCCCAGACAGTGACTGCCAAGCGCACATTCATCTTGTTCTCGGCGTCCGGGTCTTGCTGAAGCTCCCTGACGATCGAGGGCAGGGAGTTCTCGACGCTCCAACGGTGGCACTCTGCGAAGTAGTGCCGGAATGCGGGATAGCGCTCCAGCACTTTGCGCTCGAGGTTGTAGTCGCACACGATGTTCAAGCACATGGCAGACGCCCAGGTGCTCTGACCCGGAGCCGCCTTGATGCGCCTCTGAGCCTGGATCATGGTCTCCGCTGTGTCGTAGGCAGCGTGACCGGCCTCGTGCATTGCTGCGCCGGTCATGGCATCCAGGATCTCGTTGTGCGTCTTGCCCAGAGCGTTGGGACTATCGAAGTAGTTCGGAAGAATGATCTCCTTGCTCGATAGGTTAGTGACAGGCACCTGGTCGTGCCGGGTGAGCTTGATGGACCATCTGACCTTGGGTCCGGTGCTGTGGACAATGTCCAGGACCTTGGTGACAGACGGGACAAAGTTATCCGGGTCTACTCGGTAAGAACCCCAGAGACTCTGGACATTGCGCTTGGGAGCCGGAGGCTGCTGTGCTTTCCAGCGCTGGAAGATCGAGACAAGCTGATCCCCGGAGGCGTGTGGGATCTGCTCGATGAGGTCCTTGTTGTGAATCGCGTGAGCGAAGCAGCGTTGGCAGCACTTGGCCAGGTCAGCTGGATTTAGACTGGTATCCAAGTCCACCAGCCATTGAATGGTGGTCCGGAGGCACTTGATGTGCGTCCGGGTTCCACAAGTGGCACATGGCTCCGGCCATGGCTGATTGGGGTTGATGAGCTTTTTATTGCAAGAAGGGCACATCAGCCCGAAGCGGGCGTTGATGTTAGGGTTCACGGTCGGTTGTGCTCCTTTGTGAATCCAGGAGATCGAGGCGCTGTCGCATCCAGCGCCTCATGGCCAAGGTCAGTGCGTCTCGCAGACGCGGTGCAACGTAGGCTTGGTATTCCTCGAAGCAGTCGAAGTGGTAGTAGAGCGTGATGGGTCCCCAGGTGGCATGCCTGCCGTCCTGGGTGACCGTGCCACACACAATGCAGTTCTCAGGATTCATCCGTGTTGATGCCCTTGCCGTTGAGCACTGCTTTGAAGCTGATGTAGTCGCTGCCGGATGTGCCGTCATCCTTGTAGATGCCGCCCACGGTCCATTTGAGGGCGTGAAACAGATCCTTGCCGTCTGCCAGGAAGTCCAGGGCTGCAAACAGTTCCCGGAGGTTGGGCACGAACTTGTTCAAGGCAACAAGCTCTACAGCGATCTGAGCCACGGTGTCGATCAATGGCTGACCGATCGTGCCGTTGCTGCGGGCAGTGAGGATCTGAGCCAGCTTGGTAGCGTCGGGGTAACGCAACTGGCGTCTGATCGGGAAGCGTGAGATAAAGGCCTGGTCCAGTGGTTGAGTGCCGACGTATTCACCAATGTCGTCGCCACGGGTGTCACCGTTCATAGTGGAAACGATGACCTTTGCGCCCTGGAGATGCATCCATGTCTGGTTGTCATCGAAGTAGCTCTTGCGAGCGATGTCGAAGAACGGGAACAGGATGTTCATGGCCTTGACGTCGGAGATCCGGTTGACCTCATCCAGCTGAATGACAGCGGGGCGTGGATCAGCCATGGCTCTGATGGTCTTGCCCTTGATCCACTCGGTGACACTGACACCGTTGGATTCCTTGGCCTTGATGGGTCCGGTGACGTCGTAGATCTCACCGAAGGCACCGCAGTCGATGCGACAGTGCAGCTGGCCGTTGCGTGCAGCCCAGATGATGGGATGCTCTGTCTTGCCGGTGCTGGTGTCGCCATAGATCAGGACCATGACCGGGCCGTTGATGGCGATGGCACGCTTCCAAGCTGCATCGAGGATCTCGAAGGTCTCTCGATCCGGCATGAAGTTGGGATTGTCCATGGGGACCTCAAAGAGATCATGGGCAATGTCCAGGTCGTCTGGATCCCAGGTCGGAGCCGTGACGTTCTGAACCGCGACTGCTACTGGAGTGGGAACTGGAGCAGTTGCTGGAGGATTGGGTACATTTGCGCCCTGGGTGTTGCTGACCGTGTTGCCAGCTGAGCCGGGGCGTGCTCCCGTGAGCACTGAGCGAGGAACGCGACCGCGCAGGTTCTCGATGACCGTGGCGTGTGTGCTGGTGAAGTCCTCAGCGTTGTTGATAAGGAATGTGGCCCACTCGTCACGGGCTCTGTTCCAGGTGGGGATATCGACTTCCTGGACTGAGAGAAAGGAGCGCGTGAAGCCAGCCTTGCCTACTGGCTTGTGAAGGATCTTGGCCAGATAGTGAGTCTTGACCGTGCGGTTGAATGAGAGCGAGGCGGACCGGCCATCCCACTCCTTGTCTTTGGGGTTGGGTTTGCCGCTGGTGGCCTGAATCCGCAGAATGGCCGGAAACGGGACGGCAAAGCCCCTGAGCGTGCTGGTTACGGGAACGTTCTCAAAGACCCGTTCCGCGTTGAGTACGAAGCTGGTAGGCATCGTGGTTGATGTGAACCCTCGTTGAAAGTGAAATGAGACTCTGGGTACTGGGTAGGTAGGGATTGCGGGTCCCAGTGTACGCTGCAAGGCTCCGGGTTGGGTAGTTTTAGATGTCCTCTTCGTCCAGGAGATCGTCCTCGGTGATCTCTTCTTCTTTGGGGGCCATGGCAGGCTCGAGGACGAACTCTTCGAGGTTCCGGATGACTTCGATGAGCATCTCCATCTGGTCCATGACGAAGAGATTGGGCTGAGCAACTGCCACAGTTTTGAGCAGCGTCTGCCTGGCCTCGATGGTCAGTTGAGCGAGGCTGCTCAGGGCGAAGGGCTGTGCAGGCGTGATGCTCTGCGCCGGGGGCGTGGTGTTCGTGGGTGCAGGCGTCTGGGTGGCGATCTGAGCCGGAGCGACGCCGTTGATGCTGAGTGCGTGCAGGAACTTGTCCTGCTTGACCTGTGCTTCGATGACCTGGCCCACCTGTGGTGCGGGCTGCCCTGCGGTTGGGCCCTGGTAGCCGAACTTGGAGTAGTTCAGCCACTGAGGGCGATTCTGGAGCTTGAAGCCGTTGGTGTTGGATTGTTCGACAATCCCTGAGACTGTGGTGATCGTGGTCGTTGCCACAATGAACTCCTTGTTTGATATGAGTGCGCGTTGGGCCAAGGGGGACCCGATTACGTGCATGAGCCTTTCTGAACCCGTTCTGCTCACGACCCCCTTGATCCACTCCCACGCCCGGAGGGCGTAACTCTCCGTCGCCCAAACCGCCCGCGAGCTAGACGGGACCCACGACGCCATTGGGCCTCATGGAGCCTCGTCGTGATAGATGGTCACGGCCAATGGCATGTCGTGCTGGACGTGGTGAACGTAGCTGTGCGCGAGTTGGCCAGTGGTCTCGTCCTCGTCCATGTCGATGAGGACAAGGGCGTCCGGAGGCATCTCGCGCAGCTGCTGGATGAGTTCCCGTACGGTCATGGTCAGATCTCGCAGAGTATGAGTTTGAGTACCAGGCCGGATAGCTCAACGCCACAGGTCCCGTCTGGAACGGTGACGTACAGAGCTTCCTGGTAGTCGGTGGGATCGGACCAGGCCTGCAAGGTCTGCGTCCAGACAATGTCTCGGTCGTCGGCGCAGGGCTGTGCCGGGAGGCAGCCGCCCAGAACCGTGGACCCGTCCTCGTAGACCATGCTCTGGACGAGCATGGCGAGGGCGAGGATGAGCGTGATCATGAGCCCTTGCGGGCTCGATGACAGGCGTAGCAATTGACGCGCTCCCAGCGCTTGGTCTTGTGGCTCCATGGCCAACGTGCGGTGCAGGCCGCGAGGGCGTGGTGGATCAATGCAAGCCCCTCCTTGAGGCTTAAATGCCCATAGAGGCCCCGAAGGGCCTAGGGCAGGGTGAGGCCGCGTGTGAAGCACTCGTGCTCGATTCTGGCTGCGTACTCGTCAAAGCCTGAGTGGCGGTAGTTGCTGTGCTGTTCCTGGAGTTCCCTGAGGCTCATGCCCGAGAACTGGGGGCCGTTGGTGAAGCCCGTGGGCGTGGCGAGGTGCCACGGCTTGTGGCAGGCAGGGCACTCGGTTGGTGGTGTCCAGGGCGGCGCGACAGCGAGGCCGTCAGCGTGGTCCATGGCGTCCTCGATGGCGTTGAGCATGAGGTCGCCGCGAATGGCGCTGTGGTTGGCACTGATGAGTGCCAGCAACAGGTCTGAGTTGGAGAGGTCGGTGAAGTCCATGGGTCAGAAGGGGTACCTGTGGGTGACGTCGAAGTCGAAGTCGAGCTTGGCGTCGAGGATGAGGTCTTCGAGCTTGCACTGCGCCTCGTAGCCGCAGAAGGTGCAGATGCCGTACTTGAAGACGCGGCGGATGGTGAGCCACTGCGCGGCGTGGATGACGAGGTGAACCGAGGTATCGATGAACAGCGTGATCAGGCTGCCGAGGTAGCAGACAAGTGCTGTGAGCATGGCAAGGCCCTCCCTGGCCTTAACCGCCGAGAAGGACCGTCCCCTAGAAGGGGAGGTCCTCAAGGTCTGGGTGAATGAGGCCACAAGGGCAAGGCTGGGGCGTGACGTCGTAGTCATGGTCTTCAAAGCAAGGCTCGAAGATGAACTGGAAGTCATGGTCACAGCCACTGAGGCAGCAAGTGCAGCCACAGTCGCCCTCGTGGTCATAGGTGTCGGAGACGGTACGTGGGTGCTCGTGAGCGATATCAAGCATGACGCCCAACCCGCCGGAGGCGGTAGCTCTCCGTTGGGTAAACAGCCCGCACGCTCGCCGGAGGCCACGAACCCCTCGTTGACTATGAAACCGAGTCGCTAATGACCACGTAAAAGTCCGTGTAACGGCCCGCTTAGTAGGGCATCGCGGGGGCGTGGTGTTGTGTGTATAGAAGAGGAGAATGAGTGAGGGTGAGATTGATGTGGTCGTGTGCTGGCTCAGAGAGCCTGTAAGCCTGAGAACAAGGTACCTGTAGCCGTTCGCAAGCTCACTCAGGCTCTTCTGTGATCAAGGGTTCAATGAAACCCTGCCTCAATGCCTCAATGCTTAACTGGCCTGAAGGGGCCCGAAGGCCCCTGAAGGTCAGAACGGAGACCCTGTGAAAAGCTCGTCAATGTCCTCTAAGCCCGCAGGCTCAGAGGGCTTTGACGCAGGGGCTTTGGCCTTGGGGATCCGGGAGACCCGGAACCCCATGGCCGCAGCCAGTGCCCGAAGCTGGGCTTCAGGATCAATGGGCAGTGAGACGGCAGTTGCCTGCGCTGCCACAGCCACCGGAGCAGCAGGGGCTACAGGGGTATCAGAACCCCAGCGGCGAAGAGCTGTGCGCTGATACACAGCACCGTCCTTGCCGTACTGCTGAGTGGTCCATGACGACTTGTGGCCATGAGCAACGCACTCCTTGGCCAGCCACGCCCGATCCCAGACCAGACGACAGGGCATGCCGTGAGCAGTGATGCCGTCACAGCGATACGTGAATCCAAGAACGGTGCGCTCGATGCCGTCCTCAACGATGGTGATGGAAACCTGCGGCTCGTCGGCAAGCTTCGTGAAAGGAATGAAGACCATAACGCCCCACCCCGGCGGAGCCGGTAGATCTCCGTCCTCGGTACAGCCCGAGCACTAAGCCGTGAGCCAGCCAGTCAAAGCCCCCGTACCCGTAGCAGCCCTCGAGTGTAGCCGGAGACCGAGTGCCAGGCAGGGTCTATGTGACAGGGGTATGGGGTGGGGTATATGGGGGGTGTATTGCGTGAATAATGGGGGGTGGGTGGGATGCCTACGCTGTCTAGCTAAAAACCGGATAGGGGTCTGGAGGGGTTACCTGTCCCCGCGTCTGAATACAATCAGTTCCTGTGATTGATAAACCGGGGAAATCAAACAGGGGCGGGAAGAGACCAGGCGCAGGACGGAAGCCCGGATCCATGACCAAGCTCGACTCCCAGATCATGGACGAGATCCTGAACACCCAGGCCGGGATGCAGAGCCTGATAGCCTACGTGGCCATGTCGAACCGGATCCTGGCCCTACTCAGGGAGCATCATGACCGGTGAGTAGCCCATGGAGTACCAGCCCTTGCCCCTGAGCTTCACGGAACGCGATCGGGTCTATGAGCGACAGGTCGAGCTACACGCCGTCAAGAGATGCGATATGTGCTCCCTGCTCTTGCCGGTCTACGAGTTCGGGCACTACGGCACCCAGCCCTGTCTCGAGTGCCACAAGGAACTCGTCAGAGCCGCGAAGAGTCTCTGGAAGAATCGCTCATGAGGCGCAGGGTCCTGTCCCGCCAGTAGTCCCGGTCGTGCTCCATGTGCTCGGTCTCGTCCTGAGCCTTCTTGATCTGCTGGTCCTTTGAGCGCAAGAGCATTCGAAGCAGCCAGGTGATCAGCCCGGTCAGGGCCCCGAGGATCCCGCCCACTGCTGCCAGAGACGTACCGTCAACTGCGTACGTCTCCACTCGTCACCCGGGACCCGGCGTCCGATTGGGGAAGATGGGCTTGAGTGTCGGCAGCGGAAACTTGGTAGCTATCGCCGTCCGTGCGATGTCGCGCACCGGGGGCAGTGTCGGCAGCGGCGGAGGTCGGCCTGTGATTGGCGGGGGTACCGGGGTGTCTGTGGGAGGCCGAGGGGTTGGAAGGGTGGTCGGTACCGGGGTGTTTGGTACTGGAGTCACGCCCTCGCCGGGGATGGGAGTGGCCGTGGCCGGGACCGGCGTGGCAGTACTCACAACAACCAGGGTGGGTGGAACACGTTCAGGTGTACTAGTCGGAGGCACCGGTACCTGGCCTGAAGTAGCCGAAGGTACAGGAGCAACAGGCCCCGGCTGTACAGGAGTCTGAGTCGCAGGGGCAGGGACAGCACCTGGTGCCGGTGGGGACTCAGGTACACGGGTTGGTGTTGCAGGGCCAGGGACGTCAGTCGGTACCGGTCCCGGGTCTCCATGCTCTGGTCCAGGAGTAGCTGATGCAGCAGGCTCTTCATCTGACCCTCGCACAGATGGGGTGGCAGTAGGCGCTTCACCGGACGTGGGCAGTACCGGCAAGTCCTCGTCCGCCACAGTGGCGGGCGTTGGCGTACTCGTTGGCGGACTTGGACGAAGAGTCGCCGGTATCACAACGGTTACACGCACGACCGGCGCTGGCACAGGGGTATCTTCCGGGACTGCTTGCTCAGCAGGTTCCTGAATCTCGATCTCCAGATCGCTCTTTTCGCTCCCGCTAATAGCGATGACGACTGGCACCGGAGTCGGTTCTGGCGTGTCCCCCGGGATGGGCGTAGCGCTGACTTCCCCGATAGCGACTACTGCCTCCCCCTCCCCGTCTCCTTTCGTGATCGTGATCTCCAGTACCAGGGGCACCGGCGTGGCCGTGATCACGACAGACACAGGCGGCAGGGGAGCCGGGACCGGCGAGACAACCCCCCGGGCGATCATGCCCAGCATCACAGCGATGCCGAAGCAGCTGGCGAAGAAGATCCCCAGCCAGGTGCTCACTCCGGGCTAGGCTCCGCCGTCAGCGATCCAACGTTTGATGATCTCGAGCTGTTCTTCTTCGGGAACGTCCACTGTACCGGTCACCACGTTCAGTCGGTACTCGAGCGTCGCGTTCTCCCTGGCCAGGTCATAGCTGGACTCCTGAGCAATCACGCCCTCCCGGACTTGCTCCCGGAGATCCTCTAGTTCTCGAGCGCATAGCCAGACAGGCTCTGAACCGGAAACGATTTCCGACACAGACACGTCACGATCGAGATGGCTCTTTAAGATGTCTTTGAGCCGGCGCACTAGCTCGAGCAGGAACTCGACATCTGCTGGATCTGAGGTCATGGCTCGAAGTTGTCCAGGAAGTACTGACGTGCCACCAGCCACTTGTCGTCGTGGTTATCCGGGTTGCGGGCGATCATGTCACCGTCATGTGGGGACCCGGCCTTGGCTTCGGTATCGCTCACCGACACGCCGGCCATGTCGAAGCCGGGAGTCCACGGGGTCATCTCGGCGTAGCCCTTGCGGCGGAACTTGACGTACTCAGGCATTGCGGAGCCTCTGGACTTCCGCGAGCAGCAGCGGGGCTACTACGAGCACCACCTCCTTGATCGCACCCTCGTCACCCATCATCGCCCGCTGGATCCATTCGGTCGCGTCCAGCACCAGGTCAGGCTTCCAGTCCATGCGCCGGTCACGGTTCACGGTCAGGGGCGGGGCTCGGTCTTTCCAGTCAGCAGGTTGCAGGCTGGCCCGGTCGCTCGAGACCTGGGACCAGTTGGGATCTTGGAACGTCATTTGATCACTCTAACCCTGGAGACAGTGCCACGCCCCGCGATGCGAGTCGGCTTGACCACCAGCGGCTCAGGCCTGACGTCTTCCCCGATGTGGCTGTCGCACGTCCCGTAGTTGCTCTTGTGGAACGAGCATGTCCGACAGCGCCACGTCTCCTTGCCCTCCAGGGGCGGGGCCTGGGCATTGTCGTCGTACAGCGCCATGTACGGCTGGATCCTGCGCCGCATCTCTTTCTCCAGCCAGTCAAAGTCAAAGATCGGGTACGGCTGCTTTACCTGCTTGGTCGAGTCTCGGTAGATGATCTGGCCACGGTCAATGAGGATGCGATCAGGGGTTGTGTTCACGCCTGTTGGAAAGACAGCGTAGGCCGGGTTCGCCCAGCACCAGGCTCCTACGGAAAGCTGGAAGGTGTACTCCGCGTTGATGTCAGGCAGCACAGGCTGGCCGTCCTTCTGCGGCAGGTAAGCCTTTGTCTTGTCGTCGTGGATCAGGCCATGCTGCGGGTACACCTTGTCCGGGCGGCACAGGATCGGGATCTCTAAGACCTTCTGCTTCCAGGAGATCTTCAGGTTCCGGACGACCGTGACCTCAGCCAATATGTCCGAGTGCGCTACTTCTAGAGCAGCGTGCGTTCTCGTCCCCCGAACCATGGCGTGCCGACTAGCTGGATCAACCGGATAGTCGGTGTTGATGCGATACCAGTGCTCTCTAGGACAGCCAAGCATCTTTGATGGATTGAAGGATGCGTAGGCGACGTCCCGATCCAGACGCAGAGTGAGATCTGCAAAGTCCCAATTACAGGACCGGTCGGGTCGCTTGACAGAGCAATCCAGGCAGTCTTTGACCGGGACATGGTTGGTCACCATGCCGTCGTCCTCGACGGTCCACATCATCTCGTCTGGACAGATGAAGCTAACTTGCGGCATGGTGGTGAGCCGGCACGGGATCAGCAAGAGCTTCGCGGGCCATGTCTTGAAGGTTCTTCGCTTCGACCGGAGTCTGCTTGGCGTAGAACACGGCCGACGCTATTTGCTTTAGCGCCGCCCGCAGCCGCTCGGCCTGTAGCTGAGCAGTCTCAAGTTTGACAGCGGCCAGAGTCTGGTCCCGCAGATATTGCCGTAGCTTATCGTGCGCGTCGGCAAGGGAGATCCGCAATCTGCGGTTGTCCTCTTTCTCCCGCTCGACTTCGGCACGGAGTTCGTCCTCAGCCTCGCGGCGCTCATCATCGCCTCTCGCCAGTGCTTCGGCATACAGCCGGTGCAGTTCGTCGCGCTCGCGGGTCAGGTCAGCGATCTGGCTGTTTAGCCAGGGGATAACCGTGCTGGTCACTCGGGCGTCTCCGGGGTGTCGATGTCCCTGACAGGCAACTCGTTGTTGCGGGTTTGCAGGCCCTTGTCGCCGTGCTCGACTTGCTGCCACGGAGCCAGATACAGCTTGAGCGCTGCCTCGCACTCTCTAATGTAGGAGGGCGGGTACATCAGGTTCCTCAAGATGCTGCCCGCTCTCGCCCCGACGCTGGGCGCGTCACGCTCTTGCCAGTCTTTACGGGCCTGGAGGTACGCTGCCCAGGCTTCCCTTTCGTAATCGGACTCCATGTGCCGTTGTCCAGCTTCTCCAGTTGCACCTTCTCTCGCGCCATCATCAGCAGGTAGGCACCCCACGTCGTGTTGGTGCCCATCTTCCTGCGAGCCGAGTCCAGCTGATTCTTGACCGTGTCATAGGCCTTGCCCCGGGCAATGGCCACGGTCTCGTAGCTCGCTGCTGACGGGTCATCGTTGACCAGTTGCCCGTACAGCAGCAGCGATGCGCGCTCTTCAATGCCCAGGTTGTGCGGGAACCCGGCGTGCGGTGGGACCTTGATGCGGGCCACTCCTAGCCTCCTTTAGAGATGGGTGAGAAAGCTCTGCAACGACCACCGTTGCAGGTACTCGGTGACGTCCTTGCCCAGGACTTCCGGCCAGACCACGCGTTCACAGTTCAATAGCTGGCAGATCTTCATGGACGCCATCCGGCCAGGGGTGTCCTGGTCGTAGACGACCTTGACCTTCCGGCCAATGAACGTGGCAACGTGCTCTGGCCCAAACGCCCGGCAGCCATTGGTCAGACTCCACGCGATCAGGCCCTCCTGAGCCAGACGCAGTGCGTCTAGCTCGCCCTCACACAGGAAGATCACGTCTGACCGAAGATCGATGTGCTCTGGAATCCGGGGACTGTAGAGCGTGACGCTGTTCTTGCCCGGCAGACCCCAGTATTTGTGGGTCTCGGACACTAACGGGTCCTGCCAGGTGTCGTCGCGCCTGAATCTGAGGGCTGCGATCTCCCCGTCCAGGCCAAACACCGGTATGGTGTACGCCGTGCCGTCGTAACCCAGCAGATTCGGGTTGATCGAGTCCTCGAGCCGGAGGCCTCTGGCGAAAAAGAAGTCCAGACGGTCCTTGTAGACCGTGGTCAGCCACCGGTTATAGGTCTCGACCATGGACCGGGGGATATACCGAGACCTGGACCGCTCCTGCTTGGGCGCTGGTCGGGTATCCAGGTCCCGGTCCCCCAATTCAACCAGAAACTGGTCCGGCCACCAGTAGCTACCGCACCCGAAGCAGTAGACGTGGTCCTCGAAGACGTGCATCGAGGGCGTGTAGTCCAGATGATCGGGCCGAATGCACTGGGACACCAGCGCACCGTCACCCGATTGGGGTGAGAACAGGGTCTTGAGGTCAATGACCTTCTGCTGGTAGATCTCCAGGCCCAGGAACTCCTGTCTGTTCACCTGAGCCCCAATCTGCGGCTACACACAGGCCATGCACCCCAGCCCTGTACCCTCTGGCCCCGCTTGGCCACGGCGATCTGGTCCGTGCGCGAAGCCAGGTCAGGGCGTGAGGCAATAGCCATCCCACCGTGGTTGCGCCAGAAAGCCATGTCCATCTGCACGCCCCCGTAGTAGCCATTGCGCGTGTTGGCTCTCCAGTTGCTCGTGCTCTCGCACGCTGCCAGCCTGTCCCAGACCCCGTAGGGCTCTTCGTAGACAGCGGGTGGTGTCTCGGTTGTGGTCTCGTCTTCTGCGATTGGTGTTGGTTCTGTCACGCCCTCATCGAGGGTTGGGACCGAAGACGCCACGGTCAGAAGGGCGATAGCCCCAATCAATGTCGCCACTCTCTCTGTACCTCTACCTCTGCTTGGCAGGGCACATGCTTGACCCAGTTCTTGTAGGCCGCTGCCATGTGGTGACTGACTACCACGCGAGCTTTCTGCGCGTACCGTGCGCTTGCTTCCACCATGACCTCGTCGTGGACCGAGTTGATCAGCACCGCGTCTGCACCCGAATCGTGGAACGCTCGCTGGATCAGGACTTCGGCCAGCTTGGTGATGTCGGCTGATGTGCCCTGGATAGGCTGATTACCCGCCTCTCGCTCGATGCTGCCGCGCACGGCGAAGTAATCAGGGTCGGATCTGGCGGGGACATCGAAGTGGCGACGACGCCCACTCATGGTGGTCGTGTAGCCCAGGGTCATGGCCTGCTTGCGCCAGTCAGACAGGCAGGCCAGGATGGTCGGGTTCAAAGACCGGAACGCTTCCAAGAGCTTCTTGGCATTCGAGACATCCTGCTCGGTCAGGGGTTGCATGTAGTCAGCATCCTGGGCGAGCATCATCTCGTGGATCCGGACGGCAAGAGTCTTGGCAGCTATCCCGAACAGTGCCGAGAAGTTGGTGGTCTTTCCGGCCCAGCGTTGCTTGATGGCTACCTCGTCACCAGCCTTGACCCTCGCCTGGAGCGTTTTGAGGTCGAGGCCAAAGGCGACTGCCGCCATTTCAGCATGCGGATCGAGACCATCCCTGAACGCTCGGATCAGCGCATCCTGTGCTTCCGGGTTTTTCTGCAAGGCGAACTCGGCAGCGACGCGAAGCTCTATCTGCGAGTAATCGCCAATGACGAAGCGACGGTCCTGAGCCGGTTGAACTAGCTTCCTGCTAGGAGCAGGGAAGTTCTGGAGATTGGCTCCTTTGGCGGTCCCCCGGCTCTCGTCGTGGAACTTGCTCGAGGCCCGGCGTCCCGTGGCGATGATCTGGGTGAAGCGGCACCGGACTCGATCGTCAGCGTCCATGTTCTCCAGCATCGACGGGCCATACGTCCCCAGCTGCTTGGCCAGCTTCGACCACTGGGCCAGCTGGTTGAGCACGGTCTGCATCTCTACCGGTTGACCGACCTTGGCCCCCAGGATCGTGCTGCGCTTCTTGTTGGGCAGCGTGATGCCCAGTTCCCTGAGCGCTTGCTGGACTTGCTGGCTAGACCCCAGGTTGATGGGCTCGTTGTCCAGCCGGGGACGCTCTGGCCGGGGATGGCCTTCGGTCCGCCACTGCCGGTCCCGCTCTTGCAGCGCCTTGCGCCGCTCACCCTTGCTGAGGAACGGGTCGAGACTCTGGTCCCACAGCGCCCAGGCATCGTCGTGTGCGGCTTGCCACGCCTCGAAGGCTTCGGCCAGGGAGTCCATGCGCTCACGCCGGACTTCCATGATGGGCGGGGTCAGGACCCCCGAGAGCGCTTTCTCCAGCACCTCGAACTCGGCCTGCCACTCCGCGACGGCCTTCGTGTACGCGGGGACGTTCAGGGGTATGCCCTGGATCTGCTCCTGCGCGATCACCTGGGTGACGGCGTTCTCCAGCCGCCACACGGCCAGCAGATCCTGCTCTTCGATGCGGAGTTGCATCCAGTCGCTGAGGCGCTCCAGATGCCGGGTGTCCTCACACACGTAGTCGATCTGCTCGGGGCTGGGGACCCATAGCACAGGGTCCACTCCCACGAAGCTCATCTGCATCTCATGCTTGCCAGACGGCAGGGAGATGCCCAGGCACACCTTGAGCAGGTTCTCCAGGCGGAACGTGCCCTTATCTGAGGGCAGCCCGCACTTGAGCAGCATGGCCGCGATCATGGGGTCGAAGACCCTGTACGGCAGCATGCCCCGCTTCTGGAGGAACATGCCGTCGAACGCGGCGTTGAAGATGACCTTGGGTATGTCGTTGCTCTCCACGAGAGCCTTGAGCGGGGCCAGATCGAGACGTCCGTCTATGGCGTACTCGTCTATGCCCACCAGCAGGATGTGATCTTTGAGCGGGTCCAGGCCCGTCGTCTCAAGATCCAGTGACACCCTGCTGCGGCGGAGCAGTCGTTGTGCTACTGCCCCCAGCCCCTCTTGAGTGTCGATGTAGGTAGCCATCGGCGGCAGTCTAGCAGGACTAGGTAGTCAGTGGGTAATTACTGATTGCCGCGACCCTGCCATTGCTCACGCGTCATGTAAGTCTTACGCGCACGCATGCGCTTCACCAGCCAGTTGGCTTTCTCAGGCGAGAACACATTGCGCTGCGGGGCTCCGTTTACCCACAGCGTCAGGCCTAAGAGACGCTCTCTGCCGTCAGGTAAGCGCTCCATGATCAACTCCGGCTTGATCTCCCGGACTTCGTCGTTGAACAGGTCCGCTTCGCCGTTCTGTTCCAGAATCGCTAAGGCCCGGACTATTTCTTGCTGCTGATCTTCCAGAGAGAAGTCCCGTGTCTTGGCCCGGAACTTCTTGAGTCTTGGATACCCGAGAAACGTCATCTGCTGGATATCGAATCCCAGCAAGGACATCCACGAGAACAGATCTATCAGATCCAACAGCTTCCCGGACGAGATGTCTAAGCACACACCCCCAGTGAGATTGCCAGTCCGGAGTCTCTGGGAGAAGTCGTCCACAAAGACATCGAACGTCGAGGGGTGCGTCTGATTGATTGTTCGCCATGACTTCCATGTGTCAGCATCCCGGTGATCCCGGGCCATTTGTGCGATCTGCCATTCGCCCCCGGCCACGGCAAGTCCGAAGCTTGCAATAGACGAGACCAGCGAGTCTTCAATCATCTTGGAATCCACAAGACGTAGATGGCCATAGCAAAGAGCACCGCGAACATGACCCACACCAATGCACGATCAGTCACCTCTGTTCCAGCGCTCGAAGAGGGCCAGGAACTGGTCATAGTCCATGACCACGACTTTGTAATCGTGGGCTTTGGGCTGCATCACGACAAGACCGGGCTTGCCAAGAGCCTTGGCCTGCTTGATCACGCCTTCCGGCCCATAGAGCCACTTGAGTCTCAAGGGCAGGGTCTCTGACCCCCGGAGCATGATGGGCGTGTAGTTCTTGGCCTCGGCCAGGAACTCGGAGGCCGTCACGTCCCCGTCCTGGCCGATACCCTTATATGCTCCGGAGGCCAGGGACCGCTTCGCCCCTGTGTCTCCGGCCTGTCTGAAGTCCTGCTCGAGTCGCTTCTCCATGGCATACGCCCGGGTCTTGCCCCGGCGCACCTTGGCCTTCGTAGAGACGGGCTTGGGGACCGGTGTCCCTTCGATACGTGGCATCAGATCCCCTTTGGCAGCTTGCCGTTGACGTGTGGCTCGATACGCGGGTACTCGGGCACGAAGTCTACGAGGGCGGTCCCCGTACCCGTGTTCCTGCCCTTGGCGACGATGATCTCCATGGGCGCGGTGCCCACTTCGCCCCCTGTCTTCTGTGCCTCGTAGTACGCCTGTCTGTAAAGCAGCAGCGCAGACGTGGCTTTCTCTTCGACCTTGCCCGAGTCTCGGAAGTCAGATAACTGAGGGCGCTTGTTGTCCCGGTCTTCCACTTTCCGGCTGAGTTGTGCAGCAGCCAGGACCGGGATCTGGAGTTCCTCTGAGGCATCAGACAGCATCGATGCCACCTGGGTCGTGGCCCAGTAATCGCTTTTGGCACCAGGGACGGTGATCTCGCCCAGGTGATCAACGACGATCAGGCTGAGCGAGTCACCGGCCTCCTGAACCCAGCGCTGAAAGGTGTAGCCGACGTAGTCCAGAGTGGGCGATCGCTGGTCCTCGATCAGTAAGGGCCAGCGCTCTATCTCACGAGCGGCATCGTTCAAGGCTTGCCAGTCCTGTGCCTCCAGCATGCCGGTGTCCAGGTCCTCTGCCCGGACATCTGAGAGCATGCACAGCCACCGGCGGGTCAAGTCGTCCTTGCTCATCTCGGCACTGAAGAAGCCGACTGTGCGTGGCTCGCCGGTCTTCACGCTCTCTTCGCAGATGTTCTTGATGACCGTCTGCAAGAGCGTGGTCTTGCCCATGGACGGGCGAGCACCACACAGGATGAACCCGCGCAACCCGCGCAGGCGTCGATCTAAAGAGGGGAGGCCCGTCAGCAGGCCATGCAACATGCCAGGGTTCTGCCGTGCGTTCTGTGCCTCGGACAGGACCCTGTCAAGTGACGGGCGCAGTGTCATGCTGGTTTCTTGCCGAAGTAGTGTTGCTTGCAGAGCACTCTGCCGTATTTAGTCTGCCCCTGACTCGCCAGCTGCTCGACAGGCCAGGTGTTGCCCGTCTTGAACGCCACGGGCGTGAGCGGGTTCCCGCACTCAGCACACACGAGCGTAGACGCAGGCGCGACCATCACAGGTGAGCCATTGGCTGTGAACTGTTGCAGCGGGGGAGCGTCTTCATAGACGTACGCTTCCCAGGTGCGGGCAATAGCGATTGCCTCTTCAGGTGTCTTCGGGTCGTTGCAGTACAGCCGTCCCACGGTGCTCAGCAGGCTTTGCCTGACGATGCGACGGGACTCGGCTGGGTCGTTGGGAACGAATGGCATACAGCCTTCTACCTCCAGTGGAGGGGGTCATGCTACTACCTAGCGAGTACCCAGTGCACGGTAATTTCTGTGACGCATTCGAGACTTGACAGGCTCGAGGTCGGGTTCAGTACTTTGGGGAAGAGGGCAGGGTGATGGGGCAGCCAGGCTTAGGGTCGTAAAGAACCCTAACGGGACGGTATGCCCCATCACAGGAACTCTGAACGCGACGAACGAAGTGAGTCAGGGGCCCGGCCTGATACGAGCGTTCCACGCCTAGCGAGTATCCTAGTACTCAGTAGGCCTCCGGAAAGCAAAGAGTGTTGTGCCTCTGTGTCTTCTGGTACCTACCGCCTATCACAGTTCACAGGTAGCCATGCATCGTGTACTGTGAGTCACGGATGTCGGGGTGAGACAGACACCCCGGCAATCCCTGTCACATGCCTGAGCTTCTAGACCTGGCCCGTCAGGCGATGGAGAGAGCCAAGCTCTTCTCCCCGCTGGATGCCGGCATGGGCATCGCAGACATTGTCGGGAGACCAGGCAACGCGATCAGGGCCGGGGCAGTCCAGGCTGGACAGGATGTAGACCAGGGGCCCGGCGGGTACCTGGGACTCCTTGGTGCAGCTAATCCGTCTGGAGCCCTGCCCTGGCTCCTGTCTCATCCAGACGTCGTGCGCGCAGCTGGTGAGGGCCTCACTGGCCAGCGGCACGTCGATGCCACTGAGCTGCCAGGGATGAACCGGATCCCTGACCAGTCCTTGTTCCAGGCCGGGCCGGTCAATATCACGCCCCGTACACTGGCCGGCTTCGCCGCTGGCACGGCGTTAGACCCGGTCACGTATACGCCAGCTGCGGCTGGCAAAGTCCTAGAAGCGCTGGGCCCCGCAGCCCGGCTTGCCCGCCCGGCCAAGGTCGGGATCGAGGCCATGAACCAGGGGCTCGGCGCAGTCCAGGGCGCTGAGCTTGCTGGACGAGATCCCGAGACCGGTGAAATAGATCCAGGGCGGGCAGCCCTGGGGGCAGTAGCCGGTCTCGGAGTCCAGAACGTTGGGCATGCGATCCCGCTGGCCAAGAAAGCCGGTACCGCCGCACTCGATACCGGCTTGGAGACCATGGATCGCATCTCTCCGCCGTCTGTCGCGTATGCCAATACAGCAGGCAAGAAGAAGTTCTATACCGGCATCGGATCTCGAGAGACGCCTCCGGAGATCCAGGGGATCATGACGCAGATTGCGTCCAAGCTCAACGAACAGGGCTTCACGCTCAGGTCGGGGGCAGCCAAGGGAGCGGACTCAGCGTTCGAAGCAGGCGCAGGCGGCAATCACGAGATCTACCTCCCGTGGGGTGGCTACGAGGGCCGGACCGGGTCTGGCTATATCCCGAACCCGTCGAAAGAAGCGATGGACCTGGCAGCCCAGCACCATCCCAACTGGGGAGCGGTGACCCAGGGTGCGCGCAAGCTGCACGCCCGGAACTCTCACCAGGTGCTGGGCCAGGACCTGAACTCACCGTCAGACTTCGTGCTGGCCTGGACGCCTGGTGGCAAAGGCGGGGGCGGTACAGGACAGGCCATCCGGTTGGCTCGAGCACAGGGCGTCAAGGTCTTCGACCTGGGTGACCCGGCAGTCATGGCCCGCATGAAGAAGTTCGTGGGTCTGACGGACGAGACAGGAGGCGTGGCCCCGGCGGAGACTCCCGGTGCTGCGCCTCCGCCCACTGGCAGGCCTGCCCCTGGCCCCACGAGCTTCTCCAACGCTGGCGAGAACGGCTACCCCGTAGGCAATCAGCCGGTCATGCTCAAAGACGGGACAGTCATCGGCAGGGGCTACAGCCGGGTCATTCATGGCGAGGCCGGGGACTACGTCGAGCTATTGCCCGAGCACGTCGACAGGAACTCGTTCTCTTCCAAGTTCGGGGACATCAACCGGCCATTGCCGGCCAAGTCCTACTACCGCTGGCTGGAAGCGGGCCCGAACAAGACCAAGATCTACGAGCAAGTCAAAGGCGTCAAGTACGCCGACTACAAGCCGGGGCGTTACTACGTCGATCCCAAGGATCTCCAGGGCTTTGACGGTACCCCTGTAACGCCTCCGAAGGGCTACACGGCTCAGGCTATGGAGCCGGTTACCGACGAGGGCATGGCCGATTACGGCAAGCCAGTCGCAGCGCCTTGGAAACCGTTCGATACTCCCACTGGCACAGAGGTCTCGCCCGGCATGGTGGTGCAACCGGGGACTGATCCTGGCCCTAATCCCTTTGCTGGTCGGTCCTACCAGGACCTGAGCAGGGACGAGATCACCCAGGCCAATCAGTGGGCCAAGGCCAAGGTCGCTTTCGATAACGCCCAGAAGACGCCTGCCAGCATCGAAGATCCCAGGTCACCTGACTACGCCAACGAAGACCTGATCTCCAAGCAGGACGTCGAGGCACACCTGGGCGACGAGGACAACTGGGACCCACGCGGGTACACCACCGAGCAAGGCGACATCATTGATCAGGAGGGCCTGACTGCCGAGCAGGCCCAGGCCCGGTGGCCAGATGCACACAAGTCCCCGCTGGGCCAGGAGCCGGTGCCTGTCACAGACGACTTGCCGTTGCTCGACCAGCCCGATAAGCCGGGTATTGCCCCAGACGACGGGCGTCCGCACAAGTTCCGGTCGGCCATGTCATTCCCGTACAACGGCAAGCAGCGCCCGGGCGTGACCTCGAAGACGACGCTCGAGGCGATTACCAAGGGCGAACGGACCAGCACCACCCGGTGGCCGCAGCACCAGGGTGCACAGAACTGGATCAACACCGAGCCCGGCGACGTGGTCGAGGTCACCGGTGCCAGGGGCGAGCGCATCCGTCTCCGGGTCACTGGCAAGAACCCGATCGACCTGTCCAAAGCCAGCCCAGACGAGCTTGAAGCCTGGTCCAAAGCCGAGGGCTGGAGTGTCGAGGCCGGCAAGAACCTGGCCAAGAACGGCCCCGGTATCCAGGTTCACTACGAATACCTTGGCCCGTCAGCTGGCCCCGACGCCCGTCCTATCTACAACGAGATGGGCCGCGTGCTGGGTAATCCCAAGGTGGAGACAAAGAAGGTCGCGCGCCGTGATCCGCTAGATGCCAAGTGGCAGGCCGAGCAGCGCAAGACAGAGGCCAAGAACAGGCAGTCGTGGATCGACACCGCGTGGATGGACAAGCCGGGCAACAACGGGCCACCCGTCTCCAAACCCAGCGGCTATGTAGCCGAACCCATGTACCCGAATGAGTTCCCCCCGGAGTACGACTGGGAGGACCCGAGTCTGGCCACTGGCTCGACAACGCCTCCCAAGGCAGCGGGGAGTCCGCCACCGAACATCTCGACTAGCGAAGAGCCAATGGGGCCCAACTGGGCTCGACTAAGTGTCCGGGGTGGAGGTCCTCGAGAGAATCTTCCCCCGTCCAGCCAGTTCATGGACCTTGACCCGGAAGACTCGATCTATGCCCAGAAGCTCCTGGCGCAAGTGATGGACTACGAGTCCGGGATGCCGCAGGGGGACATCTTCCTCGAAGGGGAGCCTCCCAAGCCTGGTGAGCCAGACACTCGTGTTCCCACGACGCAGCAGGGCTTCGAGCCGTTGACCGCCGACGAGTACCTGGACGAGCCGATGAGGGCAGAGGGGGACGACACACGCTCGCCCCTTCGCCGGGGCATGGTGCGCCAGCTGGCACCCTTCGATATCCAGGAAGGCGGGCGTGAAGGCCCTCCCCAGATAGGACCTGTCGGGGCGGTCAAGGGTGCTGTCGGGGCCATGCCTGGCTTCAGGGCTGAGTCAGAGGCGCACATCGGCACAGGCAAGGCAGGGGACACCGCGAAGAGCCTGGAGGGCCAGCGCTACCGCCGGGTCACCCGGGCACGAGCTATCCAGTTGGCCACGGAAGAACTGGCCCGGGTCGGGGGCGATGCCAGGAAGTCACACTGGTATCAAGAAGTCCTGGACAACATGATCCGGGCCGAGACAGCCAAGTACGACAAGTACGGTAAGCCGAAGCCCCGCATCGACCCCGACACTGGCGAGCCCATGACCATGCGCTGGGAGGGTGAAACCAAGGACGCCATCCTGCACGAGTCCTTCCCGTCTCTGGTCAGCCGCGTGGCGGACAAAGAGGGCAAGTACAAGGACGGCTACGGGCCTGCCTACGACAAGTGGGCTCGTCCGGATACCGACGTAGCAGGCTGGGAGAACACTCCGTACGGCCAGGACTTTCTGCGGAAGATTGCCCGAGACATTCTGACGGCTGCTGGCAAGAACGTCGGCAAGTCCGAGCGGGACCTGGCCAAGGCCATGATCTGGAAGAAAGCCCAGGAGATGGCCACCTGGGCTAACCCGGACAACATGGAACACAACGTGGCTGTCCGGCGTCGACCCAAGGTCAACAAGAGCGAAGCAGCCAAGCGTGACGACGAACTATCAGGCTACGCGGAAGAAGACTCCCGGACCCTGTCCGAAGATGCGACTGACGAAGAGATCGCCAATATCGCCAGCGACTACCGGGGCGATGCCCACGAGACAGACCCAGACAAGCCCTCGTACGCCGGCGGAGAAGACGACGAGCGTAGCTACTCGCAGGCACCCAAGCGCCCTGACCCGAACGAGAGCCAGGATGCCTTCGAGTATCGGGAGCTAACGCGCCGGCGCGAAGCCGACCGGAAGTACCTGATAGATCTCGGCAACGCGAGCAAGGAGCACGGCTACTTCAAGGACGTCTACGACAAGAAGACCGGCGAGCCCATCGAGGACAGCGAAGGCCGGCGAGTCAAGCGCCGGGTAGCGTTCTCAGAAGAAGACGTCCGCAAGCAGATCGAGGCCACCCGGAGGCGCATCGAGCGCGCGACCCGGTTGCTATCGAAGATGGATGTCCCGGTCGAGAAGCGCATTGACCCGGACACGGGCGAGTTGCTCAACCCGACCGACGAGTCGCGCAGTACTGTCAAGGCTACGCCGACGCTCAAGCGCGAGGGCGTGCCACGCGAGCAGGGACAGACGGTTGAGCAGGATACTGACTACTTCAAGCAGAAGATGAGAGAGATCATTGCGGTCATGGAGCGCATGGCACCTGGCCGGGGCGAGTTCGTGGAAGCTCCAGCGCGCAAGACCTGGGAGAGCTACATGCAGGGCCGGCTGCAACGCCTGATGCAAGGCCAGGACGCAGCCTGATGGTGATGGGCAGGCCGACCAAGAAGGTCGCGCTCTCTCGCAAAGGCACGCAGGCGATCGACAAGATCCGGGACAACCTGCCCCGTATCGTGGACGAGCTACTCGAGTCTGGCTTCAAGACCGAGAGACCCCTGTCCTGCCCCCGGTGCAGCCACAAGTTCACCATCGAGATCTCGGACACCAAGACGCTTCAGTGGCTATGGGAGCGGGCAGAAGGTAAAGTCCCGGAGCAACAGACCGATACCGGACTCGACAAGCTCAGCCGGCTGTTCGAGAACATGGCCAAAGCCGGTCTGACTGTCGAGGCGTTGCCGGCTCCACCCCATCCGTTGGAGTACATAGATGCCAGTACTGGCCCCGAATCAGACGGCGAAGAGGAATCTCCGTGACCAGCTTCGGCAGACGTTCGGGCCCAAGCCACTAGACATCCAGCGCAAGTTCCTGTTCGACGCGGTCGAGTACGACCCCAGCCCCGAGCAGGAACGCTTCCACTTCCTCAAGGACGAGCACCAGACCACTCCCCGGTTCAAGCTGGCTGTCGGCGGGGAACAGGCCGGCAAGAGTTTCTCGGCAGCCATGGAGTTGTTCAGCTTCCTGCCCTGGGGTGAACTGTTCTGGATCGTCGGACCCGACTACGCGCAGACGCATAACGAGTTCAACTACGTGTGGGAAGCGCTCGAAAAGATCGAAGCCCTGGACTCGTACCCGTCCATGCCCGAGAAGGGCTCGTGGACTCTGCGTACCGTTTGGGGTGCAGAAATAGTCACAAAAAGCTCTGACGATCCCGCCAAGATCGCGGGGCGTGCACCGGATGGCATCCTGCTAGTCGAAGCCGCCCAGTGCCCAGAGACGGTGTTCCTGCGGTGCATGGGCCGAGCAGCACCCAAGCGTGGCTGGGTCTGCGTCAACGGTACGTTTGAGAACGAGAAGTACGCCTGGTACCGCCTGAAATATCTGGAGTGGCGTGGCAGCAACATAGACGGTGGGCGGTCCTGTTCGCTGCCGACCTGGTCGAATCGGAAGCTGTACCCAGGCGGCAGGCAAGACCCGGAGATCAAGCGACTCGAGCGGCTCAAGGGCAGCGACTGGTTCAAAGAACGATTCGCCGGTGAACCTGTCCCACCCCGGGGACTTGTCTTTCGTGAGTTCCGGCCAGAGACTCACATGCGAGAGATCGAGCGGACGCGGCTCGAAGAGTTCGAGATGTACCCCGAGACGACGCGTGTCCTGCTCCCTGAAGACACTGACGACGAGATCTGGATTGATCCTGGCTACACCGGTGGCTACGCGGTGCTGTTCGTCACCGTCTATGGCGACGTGGCCTATATCTACGATGAGATCTACAAGCAGGGCTGGACCGGCGAAGAGATGGCGACTGCGGCGGCGAGGCACCCCCGCTGGAAGCGCGTGAAGAAAATCGTCATGGACGTCGCTGGCCGGCAGCATCAGGCAGGCAAGTCTCAGGTCGAAGTGTGGTACGACATCACCGGCCTGCGGGCGAGGGGTACGAAGATAGACATCCTCGACGGGATCCAGCGAACGCGGATCAGCCTGCGCCCTCATCCGGAGACCGGCGTGCCCGGTCTTATACTGGGGCCACAGTGTGTCCGGACCATGGAAGAGTTCTGTGAAGGCTACCGGTACCCGATCGACGTGAAATCCCAGATCGGCAACTCGACCATGGATGTCGTCGTGAACGAGAAGCCCATCGACGCACGGAACCACTCGGCCAAGGCCATTGCCTACGGGCTCATCGATAACTTCGGCCCGGTGCGCCGGCGTCGGAGAGGCACACTGGCCAAGCTGCCTCGTCGGACTACGGGCTGGGACTTCATCTGATGTACCTGACCGAAGACCGGATGAAGACGTTCCAGACCGAGGACCCTGGCGTATGGTCCGTACGCAATCAGAATATCTGGCGCTGGCGAAGAACCTACTCGCTCAGGAAGCCGCCAAGAAACAAGCTCCGCCCCGGCCAGATCTACGAGGTCACCAACGATCCGAAGGTGATCGTCCGCAAGACGGCGGCGATGATCAGCAATCACCCACCGGCTATCGACGTGCCTTTCAGAAACGATCAGAACAGGCTGCCAGCCCAGCGGGCCGAAGAGTATTTGCGCTACTACCGCGAGCAGGAAGCCCTGAAGTATGGCGAGGGACCGAATGGGGATCGTGCCTACACGGAGGCCCTGAAGCTGGTCCGTGACGGCATGCTGGTGGACATCACCGTCTTCGATGACTCGGACCCCGACTTCCCGTTCTACTCGTGCCTGCCCGACGTCACGCGGGTGTTCCCGATCTATGCGGGCGACACGCGCATGCGGACCACGTACATCTACGACACGACCGTAGCCGAGATCCGCATGATGATGGACCAGTACGGCGACATCCTGGACCGGGTCACCGACAAGTGGATGACTGCCAAGGATGACGAACTGGTCAAGGTCACCAAGTGCTTCACCGGCAACAAGAAGCAGGGCTACGAGATGGGCGTGATGGCGGACGACACCATCCTGCTCCTGTCCGAGATCGGCTTCGATCCGGTGACCATCACGTATGTCATCGGGGATACCGACACCGCGCCGGAAGAGTCGCTGGAACCCGGTGAAGCAACTCGTCCGACGCTGTCAGGCATCCGGCCCAACGAGGGTGTCGGCCTGGGGATTCTCGACCAGATCGAAGAGGCGATCAAGTCCAAGAACCGGGACGTCTCGATGCTCACCGAGATGCTCGCCCGCGAGGCCAACCCGCCCAAGGTGCTCTTTACTAACGACGAGGGTAAGGCCGACCAGATAGACCTCGACGCCGGGGCGAGCATGGTGTTCTGGGCCGAAGACAAGTTCCAGCTGGTCAACACCGCGCCGGACTTCAACAAGTTTGAAGCGAAGATCAAGCTGTCGCAGCAACAGATCGAGCGCGGCACGTACGGTGGCGGGCTGTACGGGGAAGCGCAGGGGAATAGTGGCCAGCAGGACTACCTCCTGATGGGCAACGTCCGCGACAACATCGCGCCGTACATCAGGGGTCACGAGCGACACCTGAGGGCCAAGTACCGCAAGGTCCTGGAGCTATACGCGGAGTACGGATACCAGGATCTCGAGTACACGTCGGGGCGTGATCAGGGTGAGGGCATCATCCTCGGGGGTCAAGTCTTTTCCATCCAGGACGTCAAGCAGCTGGGCAAGATCCAGGTCTCCGTCCTGTACCCGGAGGTCACCCCGCAGAACGAGACGGCTCGAGCCAACATGACCTCGATGCTGACCAAAGATCACATCATCGATCTGCTCACAGCCCGGAAGCTGGGCGTGCCTGCGCCGTACAACGAGAACCCGGAAGCCCTGGGCGAGAGAGTCCTCCAAGACCTGGCCATGATGAACCCGCTGAACACCCAGATCATGTCCCTGAACGCCAATCTTCGGAGCCCCGATCCGGTGCAGCGCATGCTGGCCGGCATGCTCCTCGAGCCGGTCATGGCTCAGCTCCAGCAGCAGATCATGCAGGCCCGGATGGGTCAGGCTGGTATGGGCGGAGGACCGCCAGGCGAACAGCCTCCGGGAGAACCCGGCAGGCCCGCAGACAATACGCAGATGAGCCCGGCAGCTAACCCCTCTGAGCGAGGGAACCAGGCCGGCATGTCCCACGAGAACCCAGCCGCCGGCCCACAGCCGCCGCCTCCAGGAGGGATGTAATGCCCAAGTTTCGAGTGCCAATCGTTGGTCCTGATGGGACCGCTGGATCGATTGAGGTCAATGCGTCTGATGAAGCCGCTGCCGTAGAAAACGCCAGTAGCCAGGGCGGCAACACCGCAACTGGTGGCGCGACGATGATAGATAGCGGACCGAATGCCCAGACGTCCAGCCAGAACATGACTGCCGGCGCTGGGAACAATGGCCAGACTGGACCCTACAACTCGGGAGGCCCAGCCACGACCGGCAAGACCAGCGCCAACCCGGGCACGATGTTCGGGTTCAAAACCAACGCCAACGGTGGCAAGGGCGAAGACCGGACGCGTGCCATCTACGAGTTCCGTGATGGTGAGAACCTCACCGACTGGATGTCGCGGGTGTTCCAGCAGGGCACGCGTGACTTCGGCGGCACGCTCTCGCCTGATAGCTCAAACCCGTACTCGCGCACGCCCTATGCGTCGTGGTTCCAGCGCCGGTACTCGGACGTGGTCCCTGCCAACCAGCTGCTGAGCATGATCCTGAACAACTCGGGCGGCGAGCAGGACTACGCACCGATGACCGAGCAGTCGATGAAAGACTTCATCGCCAACGGCACGGGGCGCGGCTTCGGTACCGGCACCGCAGGAGCGAGCGAGAACCTGGGTAAGCTGGGCGATCTCCTGACGAGCTTCGGGGATAAGAACACCGGCAACCTGAGTCCTGACCAGGTGGCTATGCTGGGTGGCCTGTTCGATGACCCGAGGGCCCAGATGGCACTCTTCAACGCCCAGATTTCCGGGGGCATGGGGGCCAACCCGCTGGCATCCAAGTACGTCAACCAGCTGGGTGCCCAGATGCTGGACGAGTATTACGACGATCCGGTTGGTCGAGATCCGGCTACCAATGGCGTCTTCCTGAACAACTTCCGCAAGCGCTTGAACATGAGCCAATAGGATGCCCGGTCCCTATATCAACCAGGCACCGATCGATAACGAGTCCGACATGGACGCTGATGACGGTCGGCCACAGGGGACGGATCCCCAGACGATGGCAATTCTTGGTCGGATCTTGAGCTTGCTCGAGGCCCAGACAAATATCCCCCCGCCACCAGGCATGCCGGGCATGGGCGGCGGGAGCCCGCTCGATGCGTTGATGCCGCCTGGTGGCGGGATGGGAGGTCCCCCTCCGATGCCCGGTCCGGGTATGCCTCCGCCAATGCCCTCGCCTGGGATGGGCGGGGGAATGCCGCCGGGTCTGGGGATGGGTCCGCCTCCAGGTCCACCCCCGGGCATGCCCATGCCGCCGCCTCCTGGGGGCATGGGCATGGGTGGGCCTCCGCCCATGGGGCCGCCAGGCATGCCGCCTGGTCTGGGTCCCCCACCTGGGCCGGGTGGTATGCCGTTCACCCAGTACGCCCAGCAGAAGCTGCGTGGCATGCCACCACCAGGGATGTAATCCATGGCCGGCTACTACAACACGTCGGGTATCGCCGGGACAGCCGGCAACATGTACGGCACCAACCGGGTTACTGCCGACGCCTTCAAGGGCAATGACATCTTCGGCACCGATTACTACGACACGGCCAATGACGGACGTATCGGGTATGCCCGGTTCGCGGATGTCCTGGGTGGCAACAACAAGTTCCAGCAGTACGTCCAGTCCAAGTACCTGCCCATGTACGACCTCTTTGGTGCCGCGTCCGGCGACGACCCGACGATGACCTGGACTAAATTTTTAGAGGGCCAGCAGGACACGCTGACCACGGACTACGCCGAGCTTTCCCCGACCGAGCGGGGCGAATCGCCGGGGCGTTCCCTTGGCAAGCTGCGCTGGCTCTAGATGCCGCCGTTCACTGACTACGTCAACAACAAGTACCTGAACCAGGACCCAGTGCCTGGCTCTGACGAAGCCGTAGCTTTGAACGCATTCAGGGACAGCACGCTCAAAGACGCTGGCTGGACGGACGAGTCCCGGAACTGGGCCCAGAGCGTTCCGCTGACCATGCAGGACGATCTCCCCTACTCCGGGTCCTACCTGCCGCGTACCGACGCAGTAGACATCAGACGCTATCCAGGCGAGCAGCGAGACGCGGACTATGGGCAGACGGTCGAGCACGAGATGATGCACGCCTGGGACGAGAACCACCTGTACCAGCCGAGTCAGCAGGACTACGACACGGTGTTGAACCAGGATCTCCACAACCCCATCTCCTGGCTCAAGGGACTGGGCGACATCACCTGGGCGGGGCGTGGCAAGAGCCTGCCGTGGGGCACACCGGCTGTGCCTGACCCGAGCCACTACAGCCAGTCGCTGTTCTCCAAGGGCTTTGGCCCAGGTGACTTGCCTGACTGGTACCGGAACACGTACCTGGGGCAATACAAGACCTGATGGCCTACGACACCGAGGACATGGTGAGAAACATTGGCCAGATCCAGGCCAATGCGATGTTCAACCTGTATCCCGGTGCGGGCGGCGGTGCCATGTTCGAGCCCGGCGCGGGCATGTCGAGTCCCAGTTCTATGCTGAACCCGGACCTTGGTCCGTTCGGCCAGGCGTTCAGCAGCATGCTTCAGCCAGACCTGTCGCTCAACCGGGACTCGGCGGGCATGACGGCCATGGGCGATCTTCAATCGCTCAAGGGCAAGGTCGAGCAGGAAGCCAACCTGTACGACGCGACCAAGCGTCGGCTCCAGCAAGCAGCCTTCGACAAGGCCAACGCGGCGCAGGCAGCCAAGTCAGGGATGCCCGCGCAGGCGCGTGACACGGGCGGGTCCGTCTATGACGGGGCCTTCCCCCACGCGGCCATGATCCAGGGCTATCTCCCCGAAGACCTGAAGAACGATCCCGAGATCATGCGGATCATCGCGGCTGGCTCGCATGCCGAGTCCGGCTGGGACGTGAACAGGGTCCAGAATGGCTACAACATGGGCTCCGGTAAGGGTGCCCGGGGCCTGTTCCAGTTCGACATGGGTGGCATGGGCAAGCCCTATCTCGGCAATGAGCAGGCTCTGTTGGGCGAAGAGGGTGCCAAGCTACAGGCTAGCCAGATCGTCCCGAAGTACGTTGAGGCGTACCGCAACCGGGCACAGTCTGGCTTGACTGACAAAGCCCAGGTCGCCTCCTGGGTAGCGGCCCAGGCCGAGCGTCCACAGGGCTACGACGACCAGAACAGCACTGCTCGCCGGAACTACGTCACGTCGTACAACACGGTCAACAGTAGTCCTGGTCCCACGGCGCAGCCCACCGGTCAGGGTGACTGGCTCCAGACAGCTCAGGGTTTCCTGGGCAAGGCGTATGTCTGGGGCGGGCGTGACCCCAACACCGGTTTCGACTGCTCAGGCTTCGCGTCGTACGTGAATCAGCAGCGCGGCCTGAAGCTCTCCGGTACGACGATGACCATGTTCCCCCAGACGGATGCCATCACGGCTCAGCAGGCGCAGCCGGGAGACCTCGTCTTCTACAACATGGACTCAGCTGACCCGCACCTCCAGCACGTTGCCGTGTACATCGGCAATGGCCAGATCATCCAGAGCGGCGGCACGTCCCGGTCGGTGAACATTGCCTCCGTCAACCAACCGGTCGGGTCTGCTCCGATCTTCAGGCGAGCCCGTGGCTGATATCCCGATCCTGTCCAAGATCCTCGAGGGTGCCCGGTGGTGGGGCGACGAGGTCGTGGACGACAAGATGCTGGGCCAGGGCCTCCGCATGGCCAACCAGGGCATGCGGGCCATTGACCGGGCTCCGCTGCCGTTCCAGCCGCCTGGCGGCCTGGGCAGCGCCATCGTCAAGGCTGGTCCTCTCGGCGGGATCATGGACCTCATGCTGCCCAACCAGGCCGACGCCAGCCTGGCCAACGTCCAGCGCCGGGGCGGCAAGGACTGGGTTGACGTGGCCTACAAGAACTCGCCGTGGCAGCACTTCTTCGCCGGGGCTGCACTGGACCCACTGAACCTGGTGGGCATGGGCGTTCCCGGCAAGCTGGCTACAGCTGCGCCGGCTGGTGGCAAGCTTGCGTCAGCCCTGAAAGTAGCCGACATTCTGGACAGGGCTCCTGGCGTGGTCGCCAACAAGAGCATGGATGCGTTGAGCAGCGTGGGGCGCGGCGCACTGCAAGGGGCGGCTGACGTTGTTGGCCCAATGGTCCCCAGTAGCCCGGCCCTGGACGCCTTTGGCAACGCCGTGGGCAAGACCATGCAGGGGTGGCGCGAGCAGGCGCTGACGTCAGGCGGGTACCACGTCAACAACTGGCTAGGGAACGTGGCTCTCGCAGGCCAGGCAGGCCAGTGGGACGTCGCTAAGGCCGCAGCCCTGGCCCCGTTCACAGGCCGAGGTGGTGCGCGTGTCGTCAAGACCACCACAGCACCAGGGGTCCAGAACGTCAAGGTAGGCGAGGACCTCCTGAACAAGATCGGTAACCACCGGCAGCCGCTGAACTACGCCACACCCCCGCCACCGATCGACCCGGCCAGTTTCACGTCTCGTTGGAACGAGCAGATGGCCAAGATCAACAGGCCGGGAAACATCAACAACGTGACACCTGAGCGATCGGTCTACCGGGACATTCCTGATAGCCCGCTCAACCCGTTGCGGGACAAGGCCGCTGGAATCTTCGAAGCCAACAAGCGCTTCGGTACCGAGCGGGTCGAGGGACCAGCCGTGGACGCGGCCTTCAACAAGACGTTCAGGCCTGCCTTCAACCAGAACGCCAGCGAGTTCTACAAGGAACTCCAGCACGTCCGGGACCCGATGACCGGGCGACGCCCGCCAGAAGTTCAGCAGGCAGTGGCTGCCTTCAAGAAGGCCCAGGGCCAGATGTCCCCTGACGATCTCCGGGAAATCCTGCAACCCGGGACTCGAGCGCGGCGTGTGTCTAACGCAGCCATGCCCCAGAACACCAACCAGATGGTCGGTGGCGCGCCGGTGGGCGTGTCAGGGAGACCTCCGGTACAGCCCAGCTATCTCGATGGTCTGGTCGAGAACTGGGAGAACCGGATCATTGACTCGCTCGAGGCCGGGACCAAGAACTCGACCGACATCTTCTTCGACTACTCAGCGAATAACCCTGTGGACAAGCTGGGCAGAAACGCCTTTGCCTTTCACAGGTTCGCAGTCAACAACATTCCCAAGGGCATCCGGGCCTCAGGTGAGCGACCGATCAACGCGATGATCCCGTCCGAGTATTACCGGGCCTCGGACAAGTACAACGAGCAGCAGGGATTGCCTGGCCCTACCTGGCACGGCAAGATGCCCATCGGTGGCCAGATTCCCGGTGTCGGCCAGTTTAACTTTGACCCGGTGGGCGTGCTCCCCTTTGGTGCCCTGGTCAAAGCAGCGACCCGGCCACACTCGCAGAACGATGACGACGGAAGCTGGCTTGGCCAGTTGGCCGACGACTTCCAGGGGGTTGGGCTGGGGCTCAACCCGTTTATCGAGGCAGCACTCACGGCCACCGGACAGCACGGGCAAGGTTTTGCACCGGGCTTCCTGAGGGCCAGTCAGCCTGTCAACGGGATCCTGAGTTCGGTCCTGGACCGCCCCGTTGACATCGAGGGGGCCCAGAAGGGGCTTCTTGGAAGTGTCCAGGAAGGTCTCGGACAGGGTCGCCCGTTCCCGTACCAGGAGTATCTTCTCAAAAAGCGCCAGGCAGAACTCAAGGCGAACGGAGAAGACCCGACCAAAGCTGGTGCCCTGCTAGGGGATCAGATGGCGGTCGAGGGCGTGGGCGGATTCGCTGGTGTTCCCGGACTCAAGCTGCTCACGCCTGAAGAGCAGAACATCCGGCATGACAACAGACTTGCCCAGGCATACAAGCTGGCGGGAAATCTAGCCGGCTATCGAGCGAATCCAGCAGCGGGGGCGTATGCAGACTTATACCCTGAGGATCAACAGATAGCCAATTGGGGAAACCTGTCCGCAGCTGAACGCGAACAGCTGTTTCGTGATCCGAAGGTCCGTGACAAGCTCCTTGCTCAACTGGCGATGCAACTCCACAATACCGGAGGCAAAGCCTTGAGCCCGAACCCGCTGATCTCCAAGGGCCTGGCTGCTCAGAAGGCAGGCCGCGTGGCGTTTAGTCCTGCGGTCAACCAAGCGCTGAGCAGGAGATCAATGGCAGATTCAGTTGATCCGGGAAGGAAGAGGTAGCAGGCATGGACGAGGACGTTCTAGACGTACCGGGCGAAACGACCAATGAGCCGACGATGTCGGAACCGGGCCTACCCCGTGAATCGAGGAACTTGCCTGAACGCGAAAGCTCAGGGGTTACTCCAGACCGGAACGGCACGGCCACTGTCCCGCAAGAGACAGCATCGCCCTCCGATGCCTCGCGCACGCCGGCTCCCGACCCTCGCCTGTCTGAGTACCAGCGGGCGATGGCATATCAGGCCCAGCAGCTTCGGGCCCATCAGGCACAGCAAGGACAACTCCGGGACCTGGTCTGGCAGCTTCAGACGCAGGGCATGCCTCCGGAACAGTTGGAGTACGCCAATGCCCAGCGTGCTCTCAGGGAAGAGGCCACCCGTGTGCAGACTGCGCGGCAGCAGTTCGCCGCCCAGCAACAGCAGATGGAAGTGGTTTACAAGGAAATCGCCGTCAGAGATTACTTTGACGAGGGCAGAAAGTTTGGCGTTACCAAGGCTGAACTGGCCGAGTGCGACACCCCGCAAGAGATGGAGCGCCTGATCAGACGAGCCGAGGCCGCGCACAAGCGTGAGGGCGCTAAGACGGTGACCCAGACAGGCAGAGTGGCGGCAACCGGTGGACGCACCGCCCGGCCAAACTGGCTGAAGATGGACACCCGAGAGATGCTCGAGAAATACCTCTAATCCCTACCGGAGACAGACATGCCACATACGATGGCTGACGAACTCGCTCTCATGGAAGATCCCAAGAGAGCGGCGGTAACCAAGGGCATCCTGACCGCTGGCCAGGTGCTCGACAAGTTGCCGGTCGAAAACGTCAACGCTCTGGAGACGGAGGGCTTTCGCTGGAAGAGCCTGCCCTCCGTGTCCTTCAACCTGCCGAACGAGAACTACACCGAGGGCACCGGCAAGATCGAGTCGATCGCCTGGGGCGTGGTACGTATCGGCCACGACATCGACATCGACCGGATCTACGACAAGACCGCCCACTTCGTGAAGCCCAAGACGCTCTACACGGAGCAGACTCTCGAGGCGATCAACTTCACGATCAACGACTCGCTGATCAACGGCGACAAGGCAGCTAATCCCCGAGGCTTCGACGGCTACAAGAAGATCTCGTCCGGCCTCCCGGCGAGGCAGATCGTAGATGCAGGACAAGCCAAGTACGGTGGTACCGGTACTGTTCTGGATATCAGTGCTGGCGGTGCTAGCTCTGCTGTTCGCCAGGGCTTCTTCGATGCTCTCCTGAGGGCCAAGCGCGTAGCCGAAGGATCCCAGCCTGATCTGGCGATCATGAACGAGAACGTCCTGGATCTGTTCGATTCCATGCTCCGGCGTGAGGGTCTGTACAAGGTCAACGAGGATCAGTTCGAGCGCGAGGTGACAAGCTGGAAGAAGATCTCGTTCGTGGACGCTGGCTACAAGGACCCGGACGGTGCGTCCCTGATCCTGGGCGATGACCACGACGTGCCCGGCAACACGGCGCTCGGTACCTCGATCTACTTCCTGAAGCTCGACGCGAAGCGGCACTGCGGCTTGATCCAGTTGCAGGCCATCGACACCCGCGAGATGGGTGAGCTTCAGTCTGGCCCGAAGAACCGCACCCGCGTGGACTGGGTGCTTGGTCCCGTCGTGTGGGGCAAGCGCTCGATGGTCCGCCTGCGTGCCCTGAAGGTGGCGTAAGCATGATCTTTGATGCACTGGTCCTCGACGCAGACGGCACCAGCGCTGCGCTCAGCACGGGCTCGGCGGGTGTGGGCGGCAACATCACTGGCGCAGTCACGATCAACGGCCCCTGGCGGGATATCGCGGGCGTGGACGAGGGTGAGTACGGCCTGACCATCCCACCCCAGACGGTGGCCGGCGGGCTGACCCTGACGTTGCAGTTTGCGGACGACATCGCCACGCCGACGATCAAGGAGACGGCTACCCTGGCGGCGCTCGGCACCGGCGGCGAGGCTGTCCCGACGACCGGGGAACTCTACTGGCTGCGCTTCGGTAAGCGCCGGCGCTACATGCGCTCGGTCATCGTGACCACTGGCGCTGGCTCGTTCCTGGGCGTCATGGCCGGGCTCTGCTCGGGCGCGCACAAGCTCACGAGGTCTGGCTAGACATGCCACGCGGAGTGAAGAACGCCAGCACAACCGTTGCCGCTGTCAACGGCGTCGAAGAGGTCGACCGGCTGACACCCGGCTTTGAACTCTCCGACGACGAGGCCATGACCATCGAGCACGAAGGCCGGTACAAGGTCATCACTCCGCGTGCCGTGAACTTCACGTCCTACGAGGTCAAGTTCATCGAGGGCATCGGCAGAACGGATGACCTGACCGTGGCCAACAGACTCAGAGACGAGTTCCACTACCGGGTCATCGACACGCACCATCCGGGCCAGAGAATCCCTGTTCCAGAGCCACTCTCTGAAGCCACCTAGCCGTGTCGCTCCGGCTGGACGTGGTCCAGGATGCCAGCTTTCGGGTCGGTGACCTGGAGATTGGCATTCTGACCGGGGGCGTGGATGCAGGACACCCTATAGACACAGGCCGGACAGAGCCCGATGGGCACTGGACCGACGCCTGGCTGACCGTGAACGGGGTAGAGCGTCGGGTTACGGGCTACTCCCGTCCCGGCCAGTTCGAGACCAACGCGTTCCCGTTCACGCCCCATGCCGGGGATCCCTACGAGCTACGCAAAGACCAGCTGCACACACGGGAGCAGATGATCGCGTTCGCCAATGCCGCAGTCCGGGACGTGCAACTCACGGCGTGGGTCCTACTGGACAGCTACCTGGATGATCTGGGGGATCTTCCTGTTGCCGTCACCGAGACGACGGCGTACCCGGTACCCCCGGAGATGGACTGCGTCTACAAGATCCTGTACCAGGCACCCGTAGATCAGAACGACGCCAACTGGTACCCCATAAGCCACAACGACTGGAACGTCATCGAGCCCGAGCTAGTGACGCTCTACGAGCCGCTGATCCCGCTGGGCTCTCGAGTCCGGTTACTGGGCACCCGGCGTCCACGCGAGATGCCTAATGACCAGACGACCTGTGAGGTCGAGCCCAGCTTCGTGGCCGTGTTCGCGGCGAAGCTGATGTGTCTGCGGATGATGAAGGGCTCAGACGCGGACCGCATGAAGGCCATCTACGCTGCGCTCAAGCAGGAAGAAGAGACGCTGCGTCGGACCATGCGCCTGCGCCAGCCGAATAACGTCAGGCGTGTGCGGCCCACGGGCACGGGTGCTACGCCCGGGCACGTCGCTGTCCCGCCGAGCATGGCTCGAGCCAGCCAGTGGTACACCGGGGACGCTGCCCCAACGTATGCGATCGGCAGGCCGGGAGACTTCTATCTCCAGGGCGACGGCACCGTCTGGGAGTACCGGCTGCCCGGGGGCTGGACCCCGACGACCACGGATCTCACTGGACCACAGGGCCAAGAGGGCAACGTGGATGCGGCGACGCTGGAGTACGATCAGCCGGACGAGCCACTCGATGTAGTGCCCGCCCCCTAGCTAATGCCCTTCGATACGGCGTCTATCGGCCCAGGCAAGCCCGTCCTGGGCCGGCATATCTCTGACCTGTATGCCGGCCTTACGGGCCAGCTGAGTGACCAGCTGATCACGGTCGCCAATCGGATTGATGCCAAGTCGCTGCGGGCCACGGGTGCCCAGCCTGCCCCGTACGGCGTGGGCGTGGAGCTTTTCTACACCGGTGGCATAGCCCATCTGCTGGCCTACGACCACGACGAAGATCTCTATCAGGACGTCCTGCTCAGGGGCAAGAACATCACGGCCAACACTGCCGGTGGCCAGTTCGCTACGCAGTCCAATGCTCAGATCGGCGGCAATCTGACGATCGTGGGCGTGACTATGCTGAGCCGGAACCCTTTGCTGGCTCTCGAGGCGACGCCCAAGCAGTACGTGGATTCGCTTGTCCTGTCTGGCCCACCTGGTCCGCAGGGCCCTGCTGGTCCGCAGGGCTCGCCTGGTGCACCCGGTGCTGCTGGGGCGACCGGCCCAGCCGGCCCGGGTGTGCCACCAGGTGGTGCCACTGGCCAGGTCCTGACCAAGATCAATGCCACTGACTACAACACCAACTGGCAGACGCCGGCAGCAGGCGGCGGAGGCCTGACCCTGCCGCTGACCCAGACCCTGACGTTCTCACCCGATTCGACCTATGACATCGGTGCCAGTGCGGCGAGCAGGCCCCGCACGGTCTACGCCGGCACCAGCTTTATCGGACCAGGTGCGGTGCCTACCGGTGGTACCACAGGCCAGGTCCTGAGCAAGTCGAGTAACTCTGATTACGCTCTGGCCTGGACTACTGTGTCTGGGGGCGGATCTCTGACCTGGCCACTGCTGGCTCCGGATGGTACGGCAGCTGCGCCCAGCTATTCGTTTACATCAGATCCGAACACTGGGCTCTACAGATCTGGCAATGAGAAGCTGAGCTTCGGAGCCAACGGCCAGCAAGTGTTCATGATTGACGGGACGGACACCACGCAGCCGCGCATGGTGCTGGGCACAGACCCGTCGAATAATTTCTACATTGATCCCTGGGCTAACTTCCGGTGGACTTCGGCCCAGCAACTGGTGCTCCAGATGGGCAACGCAGAACGCTGGGCGTTCCGGGTCAACGGAAATCTCGAGTGCCTGTACGACAACACCTTGGATATTGGTGCCGGTGGCAGCTACCGACCGAGAGACCTGAACCTGGCGCGCAATGCCGTCATCAACGGGGGCGTGTCGATAGGCACAAGCTCAGCACCGGCAGCGTTCTACTCCCTCTGGATCACACCTAACCAGACACTGACCGGTAGCACACAGTACGCCATCTTCGTTAGCCCGACGTTCTCGTCCAGCGGTACCAACAACGCCGGCGTGATGTCAGTCAAGTACTCCAGCCAGGCAACGACGTTCACCACGTCCAACGGCTACGGCCTGTACGTCCAGTCGCCAGGCCTGGGTGCGGGCAACACGATCACGGTGATGAGCGGACTCCGGATCGAGAACCAGGGTGCGACCGGCGTGAACAACGCCTACGGAATCTACATCGCCAACCAGTCCGGTGCAGCAGTCTCGAACACTGGCCTGTACGTGGCTGGCACCACGAACCTGGCTGGGGGCCTGTCTGGCAACCTGCTCTTCACTCCCGACGGTAGCTACAACATCGGCGGGAGCACCACCACCAGCCGGCCCTTGAACTTGTACCTGGCCGGCGACCTCCGCATGACTGCGTTCGGCCAGGTGGATGCTCAGAACATTGGCCCCCTTGGCAGCATAGCGCTGACCCTGTACAGCGGTGGCACCTCCAGGTGGGTGCTCGACACGAACGGTCACTTCCGTCCGATTTCGGACAACACTGTGGATCTCGGGATAGCTAGTGTCCGGCCCCGTGATGTGAACGTGTACCGGAACGTGAACGCCGGCGGCAACCTGAACCTGACTGGCGACGTGATCGCCAGCAACCTGTGGGCCAACCAGTTCAACGTCGGTAGCGCCGCCGGTGGCAGTAAGCCGTACATCAAGACGACCGCAGCCAGCAGTCTTCATCTGGCGATTGAGGCTCCCGCTGGATTCGCGTCCGTCCACGGAAAGTCCGGCTCTCACCTGACCGGCAATGCCTACTGGGACGGCACCAACTGGAACCGCTACGACACCGCTGCCGGGGCATCGATGATCAACGACGGCGGCGGCTCGATGGGGTTCTATAACGCACCCGCCGGTGCCAACCCGATCACGTCTTTCACAAGCCGCTTGGCTATCAACCCGGATGGCTCGTTTGCGCTGCCCAATCTTCTCACTGTCGATAACGTCGGTAACACCAGCGTCTACAACGCCCTGATCGTCCGTGGCAACCAGATCATGATGGGCGTGGGCGGGGTTGCCAACAACGCCTACCTCAACTTCGGCGGCAACTCTACCCTTGCTGCCGCCCAGGGATCCCAGTTCGTAATCCGCCGCATGTACGACAACGTCTCGTGCCTTCAGGTGGACGGGACCGGTGGCGTCGTGGCTGCTGGTCCTATCTCGGCGGGTGCCCACATTGTGTCGGGCGGTATGGCCTACTACTTTGGGAGCAGTGGTCCCTATATCAGCAGTGAGGGCACAAACATCTTTTTCCGTGCTCTCACTGTCGGCGGTAACCACTACTTCCAGAACCTGGTCGGTGCGTACACGACGCTGTATGGCGCGGCGTTCTCGGTGCAGAGTTCCCGTCGCTCGAAGCTCGACATCCGCACGCTCGAAGATCCGCTGAGCATGGTGCGGGACGACAGGCTGCACGCGGTGCGCTACACCGACCGTGCCACCGGCAAGGCGAGCGTGGGCATGGTCGCCGACGACTGGCTGCCGGTGCTGCCCGAGGTGGTCGCCCTGGACAACCTCGGCGACGTGATGGCACTGGACTATGGCCGGATCTCGGCAGTCACGTTCGAGGCCCTCAAGCAGTACATCGTGAAGACGGAAGCAAGACTCGCAGCATTGGAGAAAGCCACATGACCCCTCCTGAACCCCAGCCTCCGGCAACAGTCGGTAGCCAGCCGATCAATGCCTACGAAGTAAATAACCTGATCGGCACCCATCTCCGGGGCTTTGTGTCCAGCAAGAACCAGATCAACCAGGACCACAACTTTCTCGGTGGCACGGACCTGAAGGCTGCGCCGTATTACTTCACGGACGAGCAGGAGACATTGCTCAAGTCTGCCATTGCAGATCTGGACGTGGCGCTGGATGCGGTGGACATGACGTTCATCTCCCGCATCATTGGGATGTGATGAAGCAGATCCCATTGCGCACTACGCTGGGCAAGAACGGCATGCCTGATCTGGACTGGCGAGTCATTATCGAGCAAGTCATCCGGCAGCCTCTGAACCAGCAGCAGGGTGCGGACATAGAAGAGATCCGCCGGGGCGTGCATATCCTCGATGCCCTGGACGCAGCCAAGGGCGGGATTCTCTTGTTAGAAGACAAGGACTGGGAGCACCTGGTCGAGAAGACCAAGGCCATGCACTGGGGTGTTATTGACCGGAGACTCATCCAGTTCACTGAT